GAGAAGAACGTGGCCGCTCTGCAGGAGCTGGCCGACAAGCCGGGAGAGGAGGGTGACAAGTAATGGCAATCGGTGTCGGCGCGAGTGGCGTACTGGGCGTGGCCCTCGAGGCAGTCTCGGGGACCTACCTGGCGCCCGTCAAGTTCGTCCCATTCAACAGCGAGTCCCTGATGTACCAGCAGGAGACCAACTTCCGCCGAGCCATCCGTAACTCGCCAGACGTGAACTACGCCGTGCCGGGCAACGCGCACGTCGAGGGCGACATCGAGATGGACGCTACGGAAGACGTGGTCGTCTGGTTCATGTACGCCAGTCGCATGACGGTGGTGAAGAGCGGTACGACGAACCTCACCTACACGGGTACGCCGAACGCGAACGCGACGCCGGCCAAGACGATGTCGATCACCATCGTGCGCAACGGCGTGGTCTTCGGGTACTCCGGCTGCGTGGTCGGCTCGTTCACCTTCGGCATCGACGACGGCACGCTGACCTACAACGTCAGCATCGTCGGCAACGACGAGGCGACGCAGTCCAACCCGACGGTGACCTGGCCGACCACGACCCCGTACGGCATGGGTCAGTACGACATCCAGATCCCGACGAGCTCGTCGGTGCTCGACACGGACACCTTCGAGTTCCAGGTCGAGGACAACGCCGAGCCGAACTACCGCCTCAAGAACCCGAGTCGCGGTGCACAGTTCATCGCGTTCGGTGAGCGAGAGGTAACCCTGTCGCTCGAGCGTGACTTCCAGGACCGTACCGACTACGACGCCTTCAAGGCGATGACGGCGCAGTCGATCACGCTCGTGGCCACCAAGGGCACGAACAACAAGATCACCATCCTGACGCCGGTGTCTCTCAAGGACACCTACGAGGTCAGCCTCAGCTCGCAGGGCGACGTCGTGCGAGCGTCGATCGAGTACCAGTGCCTGATCGGGCCCGCCACGGCAGCGTACACGCTGACCGTGCAGACGCAGGAGACCCACGCCCAGCTGACGTAGTAGCGGAGGGGCGTGTGGGGTTTCGTCTACTACACGCCCCTCGGTTAAACAAGGGACGAAGATGATCGAGGCAATCGTCGACGTCGTATACCTTCTATTTGGTTCGTTCTACCTGGCAGTCCTGATCGATGGACTTCCACTACTGTTCAGAAGGAGAACAGCAATGCCAGTCGCAACCATCATCAACGAGCCCGAGCGGTTCGAGCTGAAGACGCTCCCCGAGGGCTACGTCGTCGTCCGTCAGATGAGCTACGGCGAGCGTATGGCGCGTTCGAACCTGACCGGCGCCATGAAGATTCTCAAGGACCAGAAGTCGGACTACTCCGGCGAGCTGGCGATGGAGACCGAGAAGATCACCCTGTGGGACTTCGGCAATCTCGTCGTCGACCACAACCTCGAGGGCTTCAACGACCCGAAGGACCCGAGCAAGGGCACCTACAAGCTGGACCTCAAGAACCCGCAGCACGTCAAGTCGCTGAACCCGCAGGTCGGCGAGGAGGTCGGCACCTACATCGACCGCGTCAACTCGTTCGACGAGGACGAGCAGGGAAACTGAAGGGACGGTTCAGGGCCGCAATTGTCCTGAATCGTCAAGACTCAGAGCTGACGGAACTCCTGAACATGTTCGCTATGTGTAAGGAGTTCCACCAGCTGCCCTACCCGGGCGGAATGCTTGATCAGCCGTGGAAGCTGTACGTAGTGTTCGAAATGATTCAAGGCGCACACTACGAGAAGGAATCCAGGGACGCGGAGAAGCGGGAGAAGGAGGCGAAACGTGCCAGCAAGCGTTAGGGATATCCTCCTACTGATCCGTACCAAGGAAGATGCTTCCAGGGCGATCAACAACGTAGCACAGTCGATGCGCAAGGCGGGGGCGGCAGCGGAAGCTGCTAGCCTCCGTGCGCAGGCAGCACAGCGACGTCAGATGGCTGCGCAAGCCCTACAGGCTGGTGCTACGCAGGCACAGGTCGCAGCTCTTCGCAACGAGGCAAAGGCCCTCGACGACCAGGCCAAGAAGGTCGAGTACGTACGTAAGCGGCAGAACAATCTCGGTCATGCCATGCAGAACGTTGCACGCATAACGGAGATTGCCGGCGTTGCAATGATCGGTCTGGGCGTTGCAACCATTGCAGGTCTGGGCGACGCTGTGCAGGCAGCGTCCGACTGGGACAAGCAGGTGCGTCTGACCTATACGCAGGTCGACAAGCGCTTCAAGCCTAGCCTGAAGGAACTCGGTGAGATCGGCCTTCGTGTCGCCAAGGACATCGCTGTTCCATTCGAAGAGGTTCAGACGGCACTGTTCGACGTCTTCTCCTCGACCGAGGCAAACCTGCCACAGGCTGAGGCACTCCTGCGTTCGTTCTCCAAGGCGGCTGTAGCAGGGCAGACTGATATCCAGACTGCCTCGCGCGCTACCATTGGTGTGATGAACGCCTACAAGATTCCCTTCGAGGATGTCAACAAGGTCTTGGACATCCAGTTCCAGCTGGTCCAGGAGGGTGTCGGTACCTACGAGGAGTGGGCACAGCGCATCGGTCTGGTCACACCTTCTGCTGTCCGTGCAGGACAGTCCTTCGAGACGATGGCAGCAGCACTCGCCACTGTCACTCGTATGGGTGTCAGTGCTGCTCGAGGTGGTACTGCGGTCGCTCGTGCATTCGATGCAATGTCGAATCCCAAGACTGAGAAGGCCCTGGCCGAGATCGGCGTTAAGACGCGTGATGCTAAGGGTAACTTCAGGCCACTCGTGGATGTGTTGACGGACTGGCGTAAGCAGCTGGATAGTCTTCCACCAAAGGAACGTGTCGCAGAGATCCTCGACGTCCTTAAGGGCGCAGGTTCTACTATCGAGGCTCGCCGCTTCCTGCAGGGCATCCTGCTGACCAAGGGTGGTCTGGAACTCTTCCAGGATCAGATTAAGGAGTTCGCTACCGACAAGGGTGCCTTCCAGAAGGCTTATGACGAGATGGCAAACTCCGTCTCGGCTAAGACGCAGCTCTTGAAGAACGCCTGGATGACACTCAAGGTCAGTATCGGTACTGCACTACTGCCGACGTTCACGATGTTGGTGGGTAAGCTGCAGCAGATCCTCGACTGGTTCAACAAGCTCTCGCCAGGTGCTAAGAACACCATTGCACAGTTCCTGCTCTGGGGTGCGGTACTGTCGATTGTGATCGGCGTGATCACTGTCATACTGGGTGCCATCGTCGGCCTGCTCGGTGTTATCACCATCGCAGGCCCTGCACTGGCTCCCATGATCGCTGCATTCGCTTCTGTCGCAGCGATTGTCGCCGGAGTGATTCTGGTAATCACTGCGCTGGGTGCGGCCTTCATCGTTGCGTACCAGAAGAGTGCAGCCTTCCGTGCTGTCGTATCCTCGATAGGTGATACGCTGGGTGCACTTTGGGGGGCAATAAAGACTGCAGCGAGTACTGTCGGTAGTGCGATCAGTACCACAATGGGTCCCGCCTTTACTGCTCTCTGGAACGTCATCGAGACGAAGGTGCTCCCTGCAGCCAAGGAGTTCATCGACTGGTGCAGGACCAACTTGGTTCCGATCATCCAGCAGGCCGGAGCCGTATTCGCTGCTAGCTTGCAGCCTGCACTGAAGATGGCTGCAGATGCCATCCAGAACTACCTCGTGCCTGCCATCTCTGATGTCGTTGACTGGTTCAAGCAGAACAAGGATGCTATCCTCCCAGTCATTAGGTTCCTGGCACAGATGATGATCGGCGGCGCAGCTCTTGCAGGCGTCATCGTAGGTGTTCTTATCGCAGCTCTGGCTGCGTCGGCACGTGCTACTGTTGTCATGGGGCGTACGCTGGTGAACATCTTCCGCACCGCGTACACCTACGTACGTACTCAGATCAACATCGGCATTGCCGCCATCAAGGCGATCATCGGCTTCTTCAAGGACCTGGGTAGCAAGGCCTCGTCCGCTATGGCGACAGTGAAGACGACAGTAAAGAGTGCGATCGACTCCGTCAAGGGTGCCTTCAAGGGTGCTAGCTCCTGGCTCATCAATGCTGGCCGGGATATTGTTAACGGTCTGATCGCAGGTATCCGCGAGAAGATTGGTGCCGCTGCGGCTGAGGCGGCCAACCTTGCTAAGGCTGCATTGGGTGCTGCCAAGGACGCTTTGGGTATCCACTCGCCGTCACGTCACTTCAAGGACATCGGTGCCAACGTCGTCCGAGGCTTCATCGAGGGCGTCAAGGTCAATGCCAAGAAGATCCGTGACACGATGTTCGCTCTGAAGCGTGACATCCAGCGATCGATTGCCGGTGCAGGTATCAGCAAGAGGGAGCGTGCAAAGCTCAGTAAGGCGTGGAACCGTCTGATCGACAAGAACGAGCGCAAGCTGCTGGCACTCGATGCGAAGCGTACGAAGCTGCAGAACCGTTTGGCAGACGCGACCAAGTCCTACAACGACCAGCTCAAGGCACGTAACGACCTGCAGCAGAAGATCGCTGAGTCGCTTCAGGACGCCAACGACCTGACCACCCTGACCGATGTGCAGAAGCAGACCGCTGGAGGTATCGCTGCAGGCCTGAAGGATCGCCTGATGGCACTCAAGACGTTCCAGGCAGACTTGCTGAAGCTTCAGGCTCGCGGCTTCGACAAGCAGACCATTGCGGACCTTGCGACGCAGGGTGTCGAAGCCGGTGGTGCTCTCGCGCACACGTTGGCCAATGCTAGCCAGCAGGACCTGAACCAGATCAGTTCGGTGCAGCAGCAGATCCGTGAGATCTCTGGCAGTATGGGAAGTACGATCGCTGACAGCCTGTACAAGGCGGGCATCGATGCTGCCAAGGGCCTGATGGATGGTCTGTCGAGCCAGATCAAGAAGATCACGGCCGAGATGACCAACATCGCCAATGCCCTTGTTGCAGCGATCAAGAAGCAGTTGGGTATCCACTCGCCGTCGACGGTGTTTGCTGCACTCGGTTCCAACACCGCTCTCGGCTACATCAACGGGTACATGGCTGACATGAACGCTGCAAAGAACCGTATGGCGATGGCTTCCATGTTTACACCTGCCGCACCGCTCAATGGACCGTACGCGGCAATGCCGTACGCCGACGGAACTCCACACAAGGTCATCAACAACAACATCACTGTCAACACGCAGGAGATCGATCCTCGCAAGACGTCCGCTGATCTGGGTTGGGAATTGGCAGGGCAGATGTAATGAACAACTTCGAGTACCGTCTAGGCGATACGGGTACAGTTCTCAACCCGGATGACATGACTGTGCCCTTCGTGGACATCACGAGCGTCAAGGGTCTGGACTCACCCGAGTTCCGTACGACCGAGCGTGACCACGAAGGCGTGGACGGTGGCTTCATCGATGCCGAGTTCGAGAAGATGCGAACCTTGGTCCTCGAGGGCCAGATCATCACCAACCATGTCGGTACGGAATCGTTCCTGGATCAGCTGAAGGGAGAGTGGTCGCCTAGCCGACTACTGAAGCCCTTCTACTTTCAGCACCCGGACATCGACGAGCGAGTGATCTTCGTCAAGCCGTTGGGTGTCAAGTACGACATTGCCGAACTCCGCCGCATTGGCAGCGTGGACGCCCAGTTCATGTGTCAGGCAGAGAACCCGATGATCTTCGACAGTACTGCACAGACGCTCCCGATCAACCAGGGCATCAGTGCGATGACTGGCTTCGGGTTCAACTTCGGCTTCGACTTCGGCTTCGGTGCTGCTGTAGACCCGACCACCACGAACGCGTACAATGCAGGCAACCGTCCAACGCCCGTAACGATCACCATCCCTGGACCGGTAACTAACCCTCGCATCTACCATGCAGGTCAGTCCAAGGAGATGATCTTCTCCATCGTCCTTGGAGCGTCGGACACACTGGTGATCGATAGCTACTACAGGACAGTAACGCTCAACGGCACTGCCTCACGAAGAGGTACGATGACCAAGGCGGACTGGTTCTACCTTGATCCGGGAGACAACTTCCTTCAGTACCGCGCAGACACAACTGGCAACCCGGCAGCATCTGTGACCTACCGGAACGCCTGGAGGTAACCATGGCAGTAAACAATCCCCCTGGCTTCCTGCAGAACGCTGGGGCTACGCACAACGCGGAGATCACTCGGCAGTCCGCCAACAACGGTCTGTCGGGTCCTCGCATCGCTTCGTCGCTCGTCAATAGGGGCGGCGTTCACCCTCACCTAGGTGCAGTGATGGCTGTCACCCAGAATGGCTCGCCGAACATGTCGGTGAACGTTGGTACGGGTGTTGCCTTTGTGCCGGGCACGGAGGGTACCACGCAGGCGGTCTACACCTGTGTTGCACCGAGCACTACCAACCTCATCATCTCTGCCGCTCACGCGTCTCTGCCACGTATCGACATCATCGTCGCACAGGTGCAGGACTCGGCCTACAGCGGTGCGACGAATGCTTGGCAGCTCGCCGTTGTGACTGGTACTCCTGCCGGCTCGCCTACGGTGCCTGCTGCGCCGGCGAACTCGATCATCCTGGCTCAGGTGGCTGTTGCTGCAGCGGTCACTCAGATCCTGACGGCGAACATCACCGACGTTCGTCCGTACAGCTCCTACGGGATCATCGTTTGCCGTAGCTCGGCAGACTACCCTACGCCGGCCATCGAGGGCATGGTCGTCTACGACATGCAGTACGACGGCCTCGCGTCCTACAACGGTACGAGCTGGACGAACCCTCGTGGTGTGTCCTTCTTCCAGCGCCTCGTGATCACTGCCACATCGTCGTTCACGAAGGCAACCTACCCGGGTCTGAAGAAGGTCCGCGTGTGCTGCCAGGGTGGCGGAGGTGCTGGCGGCGGTGCTGCGACTAACCCTGCGGGTCAGGTATCTGCAGGCGGTGGCGGTCAGGGAGGCTCGTATGCTGAGTCCTTCATCGATGCTTCAGCCTTGGCGGCATCTGTGACCTGTACCATTGGTGCTGCCGGTGCTGGCGTGGCTGGCGGTACGGGTGGCTCGGGCGGTACGACGTCCTTCGGTGCGCACGTCTCAGCTGTCGGCGGTGTCGGCGGCCAGACGGTCGTTACGGGTGCTACCGCATTCACTGCGGCTGCTGCTCAGGGCTCGCAGGCAATGACCGGCGACATTCAGATCGGTGGTCAGGGTGGCGGTATGGCATCGCGACTCGGATCTGCTGCCGGTCAGACACTCGGTGGTATGGGCGGCTCGTCCTTCATGGGCTCCGGCGGTGCGCCAGGTCGTGGCGCTGTCGGTGAGAACGGTAAGGGCTACGGTGGCGGTGGTGGCGGTTCAACCACCAACCCTAGCGAATCACAGCGACTCGGGGCCGATGCTGCTCCCGGGGCGATCATCTTGGATCTCTACATCTAGGAGGTGAACATGAGTGCATGGGTAACCATCGACTGCCTGCTCGCGCTGCGTAGCGAGGTCAACTACATCAGTCCCAATCGTGACAAGGGTGCTGACGGAACGATCGGCGACAGCTCGCACGACTCGGGCTCCGACCACACGCCGGACGAAGACAGCGACAAGCTGCGTGGTAAGGATGCCGACAGCAACAACGAGGTCCACGCGTTGGACATCGACTCGTCGGGTCCGTGGCCGGGCAGTGGCACTCAGAAGCAGCGCTTCCACGCCATCGTGATGAACATCATCGCGGGCGAGAAGAAGAAGTGGCTCAGCAAGGATGACAAGTGCCGTCTGCGGTACGTCATCTGGGACCGCAAGATCTACCACATCGACAACGACTTCGAGCCGGAACCGTACACGCTCGACGACCCGCACACCAACCACGCCCACTTCTCCGGTCGCTACGAGACCAGCTGTGAGCGTGACACCCGTCCGTTCATCACTCTCTTCGTGGAGGACTTCATGGGATTCATCGACAACCAGACCGAGTTCGAGACCGCGCTGGCGAAGGCCTTCGCCGAGGGCAAGCCGGCCGAGGCGCTCGTCGGGGCGGCCCCGCTGAACTACAACGGTGGCGGTCTTCCGGGTGGTCTGCCGGAGGGGTCGAACTTCCTGGCCTACTTCGCCGACAGCTACAAGCGTCAGCTGCGGATCGAGGCCATGCTCGAGAAGCTGGTCCCGACCGAGACCAAGAAGTAGGGCGACATGGGCTCTGAGATTCGCTACATCTTCGGGGATGTCCTCACCGGCGAGGTGATCGAGGAGATCCCTTGCTACGGTGTGAGCATCAACGACAGCCTCGACGGTGGCGAGTTTCGGGGCAACTTCGCTCTAGACACTACAGGCAAGAACAACGCTGATCTGGTAGCCGCGACCATTCCAGGCAAGACCTTCGTCGTTGTGGAACGCAATGGCGTTCCCATCTGGGGTGGCTTGAACTGGTCGCGGACCTACCAGAGCCAGGCGAAGACGGCTCAGCTGTACTCCAAGACGATGGACCAGTACCTGACAAAGCGGTTCATCGACGAGGACGTCTCGTTCACTGGTGTCGATCGCCGTAACATCTTCCTGGCACTACTCGAGCTGATGATGCTGGATCCTAACTCCCCGCAGTGGGATTTGCCAGCAGCGTTCGCAACCGACGTCGCCATCAACTACGACATCGCTGGCTCGGAGCTCCGCAGCTACCGAGAGATAGTCGACAACCTGTCGGTGACCGATATCGGTTTCGAGTGGCGTGTAGGCGTCACCAAGCAGACCGGTGCGTACAGCTGGGTCGTCGAGCTAGGTTACCCGACGCTAGGCCAGCCCTTGAATGATGCCAGCGTAGTGTTCGAGTACCCTGGTAACATCCTGAACTACTGGCAGAACGATACACTTGGTGGCTCGGGTACTAACATCTATGCCATCGGTGCTGGTGAGGGCGACTCGATGCCACAGGTCGAGATCGTACACCAGGATCTGCTGGACGCAGGCTTCATACGTCTAGACCAGGATGTACCTCTCAAGGACATCCAGAGCGAACTCGAGCTCGAAGGACTTGGGCAGGTACAGGCACAAGTACGCAAGGCGCCAATGCCTGTCTACACTGTGGAGCTGAAGGCAGACCGCACGCCGCAGTTCAGCGAGTGGGTGATCGGTGACTACTGCAAGTTGGCATTCAACGACCCGATGCACCCTCAAGGTCTGGTACATCCAACTCGTATCCTGCAGTACGAGTACACCCCACCGTCGAGTGATGCAACAGAAGAGGTTCGTCTGACCTTCGAAGGGGAGGATGCTGAATGAGCAGGCTCAAGACTTACCGGCAGAATCCCGATCTGCTGGACATGCTCAAGTCGGTTAACAGTCGACTTGGCGTCATGGAGACGGGACGTCGTCTGGGCTCGTCTTCGGTCGACAACGGTACTCTCGTCATCAGGAATGGTGACCTGAGTATCCGGGACGAGCAGGACAACGAACGCATCAAGCTGACACATGGTGAAGAGCCGAGCATGCTCTTCCGTGCTGCCGACGCTACCGACAGTGTCCGTGCACGTTCGGTCGCGTTCTCTGGCAGCAGCGGTAACACCTCGTTCCAGACCTACATAGTCCGCGACTCTGATGGTGCTGGCGATGGCGGCAAGCTCCTGATGACGCGTGAGTACGTGTTCCTCTCTCACCAGCCAGCTTCAGGTGAGGAGACCTACATCGGACTGTCAGCGTCCGGCTCCTACCCGAACCACTTCCTCTTCCGTGGTAAGTGGATGAGCGACGACCAGTACTCCAGCTGGAACGCTCTGTACATGGGCACCATCGACGTTGTCGCAGGCTTCGGTGGTGTGATCTGGAACTACGACTGGACCTACCCCGCAGTACCACTGCTGACGTACTCGATCACGGGTGCCGACGCAACGTTCTACCACTGCATCAAATCCTCAACCGCATCGGGCTTCGAAATCCGCTGGGGTGATGCATTGGCGCACACGGTGAACTTTCAGGTCTGGAGGCGATGATGCCGCTCGTGACCATTTCAAACGCCACACGCACTGGGGATCACATCACCGTGGAAGCGCAGTACTTCGCTGGCGCCAAGATGATGGTGAACATCCCCTACACCCGTGTTCAGGCTCTTCAGGAGTCTGACAAGATCGACCAGCAGACGGCCATCCAGAAGCTGGTTCAGGGAACATTCCCGAATGACAACGTGCAGGGCCTAACGTGGGAGCTGCTTGCATCACTAGGAGGACTGATCGATGGCAAGGTACAGCAAAGCGCTGACGGCGCTACTCGCCGGGATAGCCGTGGCAATCCCGTTGGTGATCGCCGCGCTGTCGGACGACAAGGTGACGCTGATCGAGTGGCTGGGAATCCTGGGAGCGCTGATCGGCAGCCCCGCCGCCGTCGCGTTGTCGCCCGCAAACCGACTCACCACGGGTGACCTGACCGACCAGATCAAGAAGAATCCCGACATCAACCTGATGAACATCACCGCCACGAAGGAGACCGGCAAGTGAGGCACTACATCTCGAGGGTCCTGGCGGCCCTCATCGTTCTGATGGGGCTCAGCATCCCCGCATCGGCCCAGGCCGGCAGTGCCCCCATCCGGACCAACCCGGACGGCAAGCAGGTCGCCGGCAGTGCGCCGCTGAAGGCGAACAGCAAGTCGATGCTGCCCAAGGGCCACTGGGTCCCCGGTCGCGCCTCGACCAAGACGGTCAACGGCTACAGCTACGCCGGCGGGTACCAGTACGTGTCGGGTGCCGGCTCCGACGGTGCGAGCGCCAAGGTGCAGGTCACCAACCCGTTCGTGCCGACGACTCCGGTCACTCACTCGCTGGTCGAGGTCGCGGTACAGTCGGCCGATGGCAGCCAGGCTGTCGAGGTCGGCTTCCGCAAGGGGACTAGTGACCCGAAGCAGTGGCTCTTCGCCGGCCACTGGATCAACGGTGTCTGGCAGGGCTACGGTACCGGCTTCGTGGCCGACCCTGCGGCTACTCACCACCTGGGTGACTACATCAACGCCAGTGCGTCCTACCCCTCGACGCCGGTCCTGTGGCGTATCGGCATCCAGCAGTTCGACAACGTGTGGTGGGTCGGGATGGACTCGACGCCAGGCACTTTCGAGTGGATCGGCTACTTCCCGAACACGCGGTGGACCAGCCAGGGTGCGACGTTCACGAAGATGGGCCTGGGTCAGGTGTTCGGCGAGGTGCCCAACGCACCGAACACGGCAGACATGGGTACCGGTCAGTTCGGTCGGTCGCTGTGCTGCCCGGTGAACACGAACCTCAGCGCGGCCTACGTGAACTCGTGGACGCTGATCAACCCGCCGACCGGCGTGACGCACTCGCTGACCGTCCAGGAGACGGATCCGAATGAGTACCGGGTGGGCTTCACCTCCTCGATGCGCTCGTTCTACTACGGAGGCCCCGGTGCGGGGGGCAACATCGGCAGTTAGTGCTGTCATGTTCCACATCTGGATAGTGGCAGCGATCGTGATCGGCTTCATCGCCATCTAGACTCCTGGCCTCCTACCGTCACCGCCTCGGGTGATCCTTCCGGTAGGAGGCCAGGACTCTACTTGACGTTAACGTTCAGCCAGAGCTGTGCTTGTCCTGCCAGGTCCTTTAGTACCTCTCCTGCTTCGTTGCGGCGGTCGAGATGTACATGACCCATCCTGAAAGGGCCACGCACCTCCTTCGAGAGCTCGACGTCTCCGTACTCGTCGCCGTCGATCTGGACAGTGATCTTCACTTCAGCTTCTCCAGCCAGGTCTTGTCGTTCAGGGTGAAGGTGACGTAGTAGAGGTAGTGACGTGCAGCGTCCCTCTCGTGGCGCGTCCGTAGCGACTTCCACAACCCCACGCGCTTGAGCTTGTCATCCGTCCAGAAGGTCTTGCCTTCCTTGCTGACGACCTGGCTTGGGCTCTGGAGGTGACAGGGGACCTTGTTGAGGTCGCACCAGATCTTGACGACCCCGACGTACTCGCCGGCGTCGTAGTTGAGGTTCTCCTTGTCGCGCTTGTCCTTCTGGAACTCGAACTTCTCCAGGATGATCTGATCACACGTCGGCTGGACGTGATCGTTGAGCCAGTCCCAGAGGTAGCGGTGCGGCGGAATGACTAGGGCACTCTGGGACAGCTCGTCCAGGTTCAACGTAGTGCTGAAGAACGCTCCCAGTCGCTGGCCGAAGATGCCCGTGTGCGGTCCGGGGTCAATTGCTATCAGTGCCATACAGACTCCCCTCGATGACGATGAGTGCTGGCCGATGTACACCGCTTGCGACTCTGCCGACCTGATTCATCATCATGTCGTAGTCGTCGACGGCGTACTCGAACGGGCGTGAGCCCATGATGTTGGACATGAGGTCGTTCAAACCCCACACGGCCTTCTTGACGTCCGTCAGCACCGCCTGGTGGTGATCGGTGTCTCCGTGTACGTGCGGAAGCATCTGCTCGCAGAGGTTCCACTTCACCTCCTCGATACGCTTCAGCACTGCGTACGTCGTGTGCCTGACCATCTGGTGTGTCGGGCAGACGATCACTCTGGACCAGTACGGGTAGGAGTTCTGCTCCCTTCCCTGCAGCAGCCAGTCGATCAGCTTGGTCGTCCGACCGGTCCTCCGTTCTCCAACGATTACCTGCATCAGTACTCCTCGATGTTGTAGTACTTGACGTTGTCGAGGGGGATGTGCGTCCGCGGAAGACCTCCCCCAACGATGATCTCCCTTCGCGTGGGGCAGATCTTCCATCCCCTCCTCAGGCTGACAGGGTGATAGCTGCGCGTATCGTCCATATGAACGACTATGAGCTGTACAGGCATTGTCTCCCCTTGTGCGTGTGGTGTTGTGTTCGAGTGCAATCGGTTAGACGCAAGATAGACCTTGCGATTTTCAAGCCCCTAGAGATGTACGGCGGGCGGTACGTCCTTTGGTCTAACCTCGCGTCTAATCGATTAGACATCGCTTAGAAATTAATCGCTAGCTAGCTCTCGTTTGAGCTCAGCGATCCATTCCTGCCGGTCCTGGATCTCCTTCTCGTACCTGGCGATCCTGGCCTTGATGGACTCCTTCTTGTGTCCCTCGGTCAGGACGATGTTCTCCGGGTCGAGGTTGGCTCGGTTGCCATCCTTGAAGGTAGCTCGCTCGCCTGGGCGAAGCTTGCGGCCGAGCTTCTTCTCCAGGATCATCGTGTGCTTGGCGATCCAGCCACTCTCGGTCCTGACCTGAGTGTAGCCGTTGGCGTTGACCATCTCAGTCCCGATAGGACTCGGCTTCCCTCGCGGCACTAGTCACCTCCTCCAGCGTAGCCATCTCCGGCTCGGGCTCCCACAGGAAGTTGGCCAGTCTCTCGATGGCCTCGATCTTCTCGGTGAAGGTCGGTGCCTTGAAGCCGTCGAGCGGGTACCCATTCTTGTTCGTGGGTACCTTGGACGTCATCTCCTCGACGGTGGAGACCGCCAACATGAGTGCCTCTTGACGGTTCATTTACAGATCCCCCCAGCTGTGCCCTGTTGACACATCGACTTCGAACGGAACGTATTCAGTTATCTCACGAGCTGCTTGGACCATCTCAGTGCGTAGCATCTCCGACACAAGGTCCAGTTTCGACTCGTGATGCTCGACGACCAGTGCATCGTGGATCGTGAGTCGGACAAAACCGATTCCACGGAGCTTGGGTCGAATACGAGTAAGGGCAGTGAGGCAGATGTCGGAAGCGATCGACTGCGGCAGATAGCTGAGTGCTTCCTTGAGGACATCCTGCTTTGTCTGCTCCGTGATGAGAGCAAACCGACGACGCCGACCGAATGGCGAGATGAGATCGTGACCGTCGAGGACTCGCTGCTTGATGGACTCTTGCCAAGCAGCGACTTGGGGAATCGTCTTGAAGAACGCTTCCAGGTCTCTTTGAACTTGTGCCACGGGGAGCTTGTATTCCTTGGCGATGCTGTAGGCCTCTCGTCCGTAGCTGAGGCCATAGAAGTACGCCTTGACACGAACACGCTGCTCCTTGTTCGGAATTACGCCTGGTGGGAGGTTGTAGAGCCTGGCGCCCAGGGTGTTGAAGAGGTCAGCCTCTGGGTCTGCAAAGATGCTTCGAAGGAACTCGTCCTGAGCCAGCCACGCAATGACTCGGCCCTCAGCCTGTTTGTAATCCGCCTGGGTGAGGACATAGCCAGGCTTGCTGGCGACAAACTGCCTTCGGATATTCTTGTCCCGAACAATATTCTGAAGGTTCGGGTTACGTGAAGCCAGTCGTCCCGACGTGGTACCGTGAAGGAGGTAGTTGGTAAAGACACGTCCACCGTACAGCCTTTGACGAATACCTTTGACGAACGTTCCGTAACGCTTCGCTTCGAAGCGATGGTCCAGAAGCCCGTTGACAAACCTTCCCGCGTAGCTCTCCGGATGTAGTCTCTCCGCGAGACCATTCAGCACCTCCTTGTCGGTCTTCTCGACTCGCATACCCTGACTGTGAAGGAACTCCTTCACCTGCTTCGGGCTCCGAGGGTTGATCGCCGGCTTCTCCCCCTTGGTCGCCTCGTTGACGATCTCCGAGAGACCCTTCTCCATGGCATCGAGCTTGGCGATGTACTCGTACGACAGCTGCGTGTTGTAGTTCACGTCGACAGCGATGCCGTTGAGCTCCAGGTACATCAGGGCATTCGAGGCGGAGACTAGGAAGTCATGCCAGTCCCGAAGAGTTCGTACAGGGAGTTCGGGGTAAGGCCACTCGTGCCTTCCCGAAGCGACCGGATCTCGGTCCATCTCGATAGTGAAGAGCTCATGGAGATCCCAGGTGCAGGCGACGTCGAGCGCGTTGTACTTGTAGAGGATCTCCCTCGGGATGTTGGCGTAGTTGCCTCCGCGCGGGATGTACTTCTTGATCTCGTCGTCATACTGAGGAGCGCCGAGTCGTTCCACTGCAAGGACCTTAAGTCCATGCCCGCCCGAACGTTCGTCCAGAGCGTAATGCGCGAGCATAGTATCGAACCACAGTTCCAGGCGTGGAAAGAGAGGCCAAAGGCCGGCGAGGTCAAATTTCCCGTTCTGAGCAATGAGTTTCGAACGGTACAGTATCCGAGCGAGACGTCCGAGAACCTGCGCAGACGCCAGAGCTCCATCTCCGATGACACCTGCAGCTCCCTTCTCCCATGCAAGTCCGATGCAGAGCATCTGGTAGTGGTTCGGGTGGTCGAAGGCGGTATCCTTCTCGATACCGACCTCGATGTCGACGACGAGCTCGTACCTGCCCGACGAGTTCTGCCACTGCCAGAGTTCGTCAAGGAACGCGACAGCCTCTAGCGGAGTGTCGAAGTAGTTCCAGTTCGGCTCTCTCCACTCCTTGGCCTTCGTCCAGGTGACCTTCTCGATGTCCGCGGCCATGGTAGGAAACGCATCTGGATTTCGGAGACAGTAAGCGGGGTGCCACGTCGGCACAACTCTTTCAACACTCGATCCATCGAGCGCTCGAGTGGGAGGCTTCGGAGGTCCGATGCGAAGCTGTGTGATAGTTCGGGGATCGTCAACCAGAGCTCCAGCTGCGGTCCCGCCAAGTGCCACGACACTTCGTGCGCCGGACTCGTCCAGTTCACGAACAAGACGTCCACGACACGCAGCTTGCGCTGTCGCAGGAGGAGTTGCGTTCCCTTCAGGACGGCATAGTACAACATTGGAGAACATCACCTCCTTAGGATCGATTCCGTGGTACCTCAGTACCGTCTTCAGGAGCTTACCCGAAGGGCCCATGAAGGGCTTGCCGTAGGTAACCTCCTGGAATCCTGGTGCCTCTCCTACGACTGCGAGGGTGGCTCCCCCTACCGGAATGGCAGAGGGAGCCATCTTCTCGTCCTTCAGAGGGCACTCGGAACAGTTAGCTCCGGGTGCTTTCGACTCCACGTGCCCACCTCATGTAGACGTCGATGTTGTGCTGAAGCAGAACGTCGTTCAGCTTCCAGTCCTTCTCGAAGTACCCCTCCGGCCGAGTGACCTTGTGCTTGTCCTCGAGACGCTGGCCGGCGATAGTGTAGTTGTACGGCATCGAGCTGTCGACCGAACGGACCCAAGGAAAGTCCGTTGCGATGTACCGAATCTCGGTGGGATAGTCACCACTCGTGCCCAGCAGATGGACCGCGAAGCGCGTGTGGAGTTTTTCCTTCTCCAGCCAATCGCATAGGACGTACCGACCCATGTGATCCTTGGCCACCAGGTGTCGTGGGATGCCGAGGGTCTTGATCTCCTCGAACTGGATGAACTCCTTGATGCAGTCCTTCATCTCGCCGACGTTGTACCCCTGCGGTACGGCCATGAAGCCGAACGCATCCACGTTGTCCTGGATGAATGGCCTGAACGTCCACAGGAACGCCTTGGTTCGAAGGACCGTACGTTCCGCGTCCTCCATCACGTCCGGCAGGACGATCTCGTTCGGACCCAGCGTAGCGGCCATCGTCATCAGGTGACCGTCCGGCACCGCATCACCTTCTGCGGCACCGTTGTCCAGGATGATGAAGTTGTCCCCGTCGAGGTGCTGGTACATGTTGCGGTAGGTGAAGTCCTCGATCTGTGCCAGAACGAGGTGGATGTCCGAGCGCCTGGCCGTGTTGAAGTAGCCCTTCGGCGGAATCAGGGCCGCTTTCACGGCATCGTCCAGACGGTACCGACCGACTGGGTTGAAGCGTTGTACCGGGAGGGCAGAGGCGGATCCTGCTCGTCCTCCAGCACCAGGTACTGCCCGTTGCGGACCTCGCGGATCTGACCGTCGGAGCACCAGACCTTCAGGCGCGGCTCCCCGCCGGAGTTGTCGACGCGGACGTGCGGGACCGGACCGACGACCGGGATGTAGCCCGACGCGTCCATGAAGGCCTGGATCGTGACCCAGCGTCCCGTGTACTGCACACAGCTTGTCATTGGATGTCCTTCCTCGTGACGATGCTGTCCTTGCCCATCACGAGAGGGCCGTCATAGTCCTCCCGTGCACGTGCGATGCTTCCGTCGGCCTCGAAGCCCTTGACGAGCCGCTCCTGCAGGAGTCGGAGCTTGGCGTAGGTGAACATCGCGTAGTTGCCGAGATCGAGTACCTCGTCCATGGCGTGCTGGAGGGTATCGATCTTCAGCCAGGTACCGGCGCCGTACTTCTTCTCGCCCTCAACGTGGCGTTCGAAGCGCTTCTGCTCGAACTCCTGGCAGAACTGGTTGATCTTGTCCTGAAGCTCGCTCACGATGCGAACTCTCCCGGCGTCTGCCACGTCTGCTGCTTCACCTCGACGTCCAGGCCAGCCTCGGCGAGGACCTGATCCGGCAGCGCCCGAGGCTTGTGGACGTGGTTGTCGTGCTTGACGGGACCGAAGCGGTCCTCGTTGAAGCGTCGCTTGGCGTCCCAGACCTGACCCCAGTCGACGTCCGCGAACTCGGGGAGGCCGATCATGTTGCAGAGGTAGATCAGAACGTCCACGATCTCCTCCGTCAGGTGTTCCTTGACGGCCGGGTCGTTGAGCCTGCTGGAGCCACGCTCGATCTTCTTGACGATGTTCGCGACCTCGCCGGCCTCGCCCATCATCGCCAGCGTCATGAAGGCGACCGACTGGGTCTTGCCGGGGAACCATCGCTGACTGTCGGCGGTGCAGTCCTCGACCATGGCGCCGAAGTTCATGTTGGCGAGGGTCCAGTTGGGTTGAGTCACTTGATGGCCTCCAGGAACTCGTGCTTCGCGGTGCGGGAGTGATCGGCGAAGACGCCAGAGGTCTTCGTGGTCACGGTGGTAACTCCCGGAGCCTGAGCCCCACGGATCGTCATGCACAGGTGCTCCGCCTCCATTCGAACGATGATGCCCTTGGTGTCGAGGTTCAGGTGGATGAAGTTGTGCACTTCCTGCGTGAGTCGTTCCTGCACCTGGAGTCGACGTGCGAAGTGCTCGACCACGCGTGCGAACTTCGACAGGCCGACGATCTTGGTCTTCGGGACGTAGCCGACCCAAGCGTGGCCGACGAACGGGATGACGTGATGGTTGCAGACGCTGACGAACGGGATCTTCTTGACGACGATCATCTCGTCCACGTCACCGTCGAAGACCTTCCACTTGATGCAGGCCTCGTTGCAGGTCTTGTGTGAGGTCAGGTCGCCGAGCATCGTCAGGAAGCGAGTCGGCGTGTCCTTCCCGTGCTCCGTACTCATGTCGAGTCCAGCGTGGACGGCGAGGAGATCCTCCGCGCAGCCCGGCGTCTCGTGCTCGTGTTCGAGTGGGTTACTTTCCACGGACGTCCTTCCAGAGCAGGATGTGTGTGCGGTAGGAGAGGCCGTAGCCACGTGCGACTGCGTCGTCGACGAGCGTCTTGGCGATCTCCATGTTCTTCTCGGCGGTCACCCCTTCGGGCATCACCATGACACGGTGCGGGTTGATGTCGAACGTGGCGACGAGTTCGTCCACCTCCTCGAAGTCAGTCGGCGTACGAAGCACGAACTTGAACCAGGACTTGTCCGACTCAGCGAAGAATCGAAGCGCGTCCGGCTTCCGCCGCATCTCGAGCCGGTTGCCGGAGTGTGCCAGCTTCGGCGACACGTTGTACTGCGTGACGAGCTCGTGGAACGTAGAATCGGGAATCAGCGTGCCGGCCGTCTCGACGTGAATCATGTTGTCGTAGTTGACGAGCTCCTGTGCCAGGGGGATCAGCTCCTTGGACTGCATCAGGGGCTCACCACCTGAGATGACGATCATCGTCGGGTGCTCATAGATGTCCCACAGGTCGTGGAGCTTCTCCAGCACGTCCTCGGCGGACATCTCCTTGAGGTTCTCGTCCTTGTTGAAGATCACGGGGACCTCGAGCTTGTTGGCCTTGTGCTCGTTGAATGCCCAGGTGTAGGCTGTGTCACACCACGTACAGGTCAGGTTGCAGTTGGCAACCCTGACGAACATGCAGTGGCGACCACCTGCAGCTCCCTCGCCCTGAACGGTTGGTCCGAAGATCTCGTTGATCTTGATCACATCGTCACCTCCGGCTGCAGCGAGCCCTTCCAGATGGCGCGAGCTTCGGCTGCGTTGGTTCGGGTCTCGTCGATTCGAACGATGGTGTTCGCAGCGAACGTCGAGGCGGCCCAGAGCGCGATCCACTTGGCGAGGTTCTCGACGGTCGGGTCGCCCGGGAAGGTCTTCAGTCCCGGCAGTTGCTCGTCGGGACGCCCGACGCTGAAGGAGAGGTGAAGTCGTGCCCACTCGTCCTTCTCGTTCAGGAGCAGGTGGTGATCGTAGCCCTCGTCGATGTAGGAACGGAAGTGCTGCTTGATCTCGGAGAAGTCCAAGGTCTTCCCCAGCTGGTTCTGGACCATGCCGGTCTTCTCGTCCTGACGCAGCATCATCAGCGTCAGCGTGATCTGCAGGCCGTGACCGTGGATCTGCTGGCACTTGCCAGGCGACTGAGACAGCCTGTGTGCGATCTCGGCGTTATGCCGAACGATGACATCCACTTGCGCTCCCTAGTGCGTGTGGGGTTTGGTCTACTTCGGATGTACTGTTTAACACGGGCGTGTGTAGCCTTCACAACTCCACACGCCCGTGGGGTTCGGTGTCAGACGGCCTTGGAGCAGCTACCGTCGCCCCAGACGATGTCCAGCATCAGGAGGATGCTGATGGCGGCGAGGGCGATCCAGCGACCGCGGTGCTGCATGAGCTCGATGAACATGTCTCTCCCTACTGGTGCGTGATGATGTAGACGAACGGGCTGAGGACGAAGGTGGCTCCGGCGATGACGAAGAGAATGGCGAAGGCCTTGGCCCGTCCGTTGCTCTTGCCACTCGTGGAGCCGCCGTTGGAGGAGCCCCACTGTCCGCGTGCGTTCCAGTTCCTATTGTCCTTGCGTCCCATTACTTGGTCACCGCCTGCTTCCAGAAGTCCGCGTCGGCGTACTTCGTGTTGTCCTTCCAGTTCTCCGGCGACAGGATGTTCGCCTTGACGTGCGCCTCGTGGATGGCCTCGAGACGCTCGACGCACGTGCCGCACTTGCCGCAGTGCATCGACTCGCCCTTGTAGCAGGACCAGGTGTTCTCGAAGGGCACCTTCAGCCGGATGGCCTCGCTGGCGATGTCCGCCTTGGAGATGTTCAGGTACGGCGCCATGATGAAGCTTGGCACCGCCTGCAGCTCCTCCAGCTTGGGCAGGGCGCCGAAGCCCTCGTTGCCCAGGACGGCCGCCGCGTTGGTGGCCATGATGAACTGCGGACGACAGTCCGGGTACACGAAGTGGTCGCCGGCGTGCACGGCCGTGTAGACGCTGTCGTAGGAGTTGTTTACGGCCACGCCGGCGGCGATGCTCAGCATGATCATGTTGCGGTTCGGGACGACCGTCGCCTTCATGTTGTCCTCGGCGTAGTGACCCTCCGGCACCTCGATCTCAGCGTCGTAGATCGGTCCGACGAAGCCGGGCGCGATCGCCTGTGCATCCGACCAGTCCTCACGGCCCTTCGACGTGAGGGCCGAGTTGCTGATCAGGCCGGTGATGCCGGAGAGGTCGATGCAGTCCCAGCGGAGGCCGAGGAGCTGCGCGGTGCGCTCGGCGAAGACCAGCTCCTTCTTGTGCCGCTGGCCGTAGTTGAACGACAGCAGGTGCGGGGTCTTGCCGCTGTCGAGCATGCCGTAGACCATCGTGGTCGAGTCCAGGCCGCCCGAGAAGACGGCGATGCTGTCGGGCTGTGTCACTTGATTCCTCCGATGAGTGGATAGTACATCTGTGCACCGCTCTCGGTGCGCTTCATGGTGATCTGTCCTCGTTGCATGAGCGTGTCGAACACTGCGTTGGCATTCGATGCGGTCAGGTGGTACGACTGCATGAGCTGCGAACGCGTAATGCCTGGCCGCTTCACGATCGCGTTCAGGATGCGCTCGATCTCCCGCTCGTAGGTGTTCTTGCCGATGCCTGTGACAACCTCCAGAGCGTACGCTCGCCACTGCATTACGTAGCGGATAGCGTGGAGGATGTCCGTGACCTCTACTGTCACTCCTTCCTGTCCCACCTGGCGTGCGGCTGCCAGTAGAACTGCTGCCTTCAGTCCTGACTTGGAGAGACGGTCGAACAGTGGCGTCATCAGCTCAGGCTTCTCCGAGTCGAGTCCGCTCTGGATTAGATCGCCCTCCAGCTTGTTGTACCGTGCCCAGGCCTCCCGAGTCAGCTGTGCGCTGAACCCTTCGGTGGAAGGCTTCCGGTCCCCTCTGGCCTCGATGTAGGCGCCTCGCGACTGGCCGTAGTGTTCGACCATGTCTTCCATCTTCTCGAGGAGGTGGTCGCGATTGCCCATGTCCCGTGCAGTAGGCGGCCCAAGGGGCTGAAGGCGGCTTGTGTCGCTTTCTGCAGTGACGAAGATGAAACGGGGAATGAAGCCGGAGCTGACGTGCTCGTGGGTAAGTAGGCCCTGTACTCGGTTGCGAATTCCTCCAGCGAGGATAAGGAGGATAGGGTTTCTAACCACCACCTCCTCTTTGCGCAGGACGCGCTTCTGCATTTTACCGTCGTACAACTTGGTGAGCACTTCGGCCATGCCGGCATAGTAGTCCTTCTTACTGATCATCTCCAGGAGGCCCGAGAACTCGTCCCTCAAGAAGATCGAGGGGCGCCTCGGCCTCGTGGATAGACCTTGCATGAGGCCTTCCACTGAACCGTCCGTTGCGAGGATCGCGTCCGGGTCGACGTCCATCAGAAGGTCCGTTGCGATATCCATCGCCGTCGACTTCCGCGTCAACGTAGTGTCGCCAAGAATCATAAACCAGAGGTTCGGAACCACAGGTCCATAACTCGTTGGGAGTGTCACTCGTCCAGATAGGAGTGCACTCAGGACTGTGAACGCACCAGCCTGGTGGTATTGGGTAGCTGCGTCTCCGAGGCCCGATGCCCATTCGATGTACTCCTCCACGAAGCCTGTCTGGGCGTTGGCGATCTTGATCTCCTCGTCGTCCAGGAGGTCGGCGATGACTTGTCCTGGAAACACCGTTGCGTTGACGCGATCGTTGTACGCGACGAAGGCTCGGCACACCTCAGTCCAAAGGTACTCCTTCTGCTTGCCGTCTCGACGGTACTTGTTACAGGCCGCATCCCATGATACGGCGAAGACCTCCTCCCTCGTCATACCCATCTCGAACAGAAGCATCTCCAGCTTCCAGAGCTTCTCCGACCATTCCCCATCGGGCGTGATAGAGAACAGGTCGTAGGTCACTGGGAGCAGGGCATGCTTGTACTTCTGCAGGATATCCTCGGAAGGCTCCTGAGGCATCTCCTCCGCCGTGGGCATAGGCGTCTTCAGGAAGACGCTGTGCTTGACCTCGGGGTAGCCCTCGAAGTCCTTCGGCGTGTACATTGCACGAAGCTCGCCACCGATGACGTTGACGGTAGGCTCGCCACTGTACTTGTAATTGATCGTGGTGGGTACTCGGAGCAGCTGTGACAGGTCCCAGCCGCTTCTGTCTGCTCCGTCCTCTGCGTGGAAGTACGCGATACGCTTGCAGAGGTCTTCAGCGACGTGAGGCGGCAGTGCCTGAGCGACCCGCCAAAGTGCCTGGTAACGTCCAGGTGAGCTTTCGACGATGACGGACGGCTTGACCTGCATCTTGTTGGGTGGACAGGAGTCGAGGTCTGCCCAGAGCGTGGGACAGCTCTTCACCGTGTCCTTGGTGCGTCGCGCAGTCTCGAAGAGCTGCGGACAGTAGTAGACATCTGAGTCGTACATCCCATCCGCAGCTGCGCGAGCAGCGTCGCCTACCTGATCAGGGTAGCGAAAGAACCGTTCCGTCATCTTGCGCTTGCCCTTGGCCTCAGTGGAGTAGAAGGACACGCAAATGTAACCTTCGTTCGTGCGACCGAAGATCAGGTTGAAGAACGTCTTGATGTCAGATTCCATACACTGCCCTTGAGGATGGGGAATGCCCCGGAGAGGTGCGCTCCGGGGCATTCAGGGTGGATCAGGACGGCAACAGCGAGCCGCCCTTGGCCGTCGCGGTGCCGGCGATGGCCGACTGCGAGCCGACCTTCACCTGCTGCTGCGCGAGCGTGGCGAACGACTTGAGCTCGTTCCGCTCGTCGTACTCCTTGCCGTCCGGGCCCTTGCGCGGCGGCGTGATGGTCACGCGGGCCATGCACTCCTTGCCGAGGAACGCACCCGGACCCGGGATCACGAGGTCGCCCTCGTCGATGTTCTGCTCGATCAGCTCGACGGCCTTCATCAGGCCGATGACCGTGTACAGAGCACCCTCCCAGAGGCAGGCGTTCGTGTACAGCTTGCGGCCCTCGTACTCCGCCGGCTCGTTCACCGTGCACTCGACGGCGTACATCGGCTTGCCGTTGTTCTTCTCGGACTTCGACTCTCGCAGCTCGACGTCCGAGACGGTGACCTTGTACCAGCCCCGGGGGAGCATGGTCTGGTTGCCGGCCGCCGTCTCCTTCTTGGAGACGTTGACCTTGATGCCTTCGCTGTAGTCGTCTTCGTCGTAGTCGCTCACTTGTTGTTCTCCTGTGTCTTGTTCTTGGTGTAGTAGTCGAGGATCGTTTTCATGGTTACGGTTTCCTCTGCCCCGAGGACAGCCGGCATACGAACGCCACGCACCTTGGCGGCTGCGTTGTCGGTCTGTGCAGTCAGCAGCAGTCGTCGCTGCTCACCCTCGACTTCCTGGTTGTACATGAAGAAGACGAGGTCGGGAATCTGTGGGACCTTCATCTGCGTCTTACCGTTGAGCAGCGGCATCCACTTCTGCTTGCCGGTGTTCAGCTTGACGCGCTCAGCGTGCGCGATGAAGATCACATTCATGGGCAGGTCACGGTAGTTGCGGATGAGGCGGAGCAGACGGACCTGCATCTTGCCCCACTCGCGGAGGCTCGGAACGTCCTCGTCGCGACCTTCGTTCTCCGGGTCGAGCTTCATCTCCTGCATGACCCGCTCGCGGTTCTGCTCGTTGATCTCCGACAGCGAGTCCAGCACCACGGTCTGGTAGTCGTGCCCGCCGGCCTTGAGGGCGTGGTACACTCGGGTGTAGTCGTCCCACTGGGTACACCGCAGCATCTCCACGTCGGGCCATTCGCGGAGAGTCACTGCACCGCCCTCAGCGTCCAGGTAGAGGACCTTGCGCATCGTGGGAACGGCTGAAGCCGAGCCGGCGAGCCACGTCTTGCCGACGCCTGCCTCACCGTAGAGGAGCAGGTTGATCCTGTCGATGCCCTCCGTCTGAGGACGGTCGACCTTGAGGCCGGCGAAGTTGGTAGGTGTGAGCCGGTTGTCGTTGAGAGTCATACCGCTTCCTTACGCTTGTCCGTGGTGGGCTCTTCCTCTTCCCAGTAGTGTCTGTCGCGTCGGTCGAACATCGTAGCCAGACCGTATGCGACATCCTCACCACGGTTCGTGCCGAGGCAGACCTCGAAGAAGGCACAGCCACTGAACGTGCTGAACCCCTTGCAGTGGAAGCGACCGGCGTTGGGGTAGATAGGCAGCGTCGGGTTCGTCATGTCCCGCGCCTCCATCTCGATGGTATGCCAGAAGACCTCGCACTCGGTGTCGCTGCGCTCCACCTGGTGCCGGTAGTGGAAGACAGGACCGTCGGTCTTCAGGTACTCGATGAACTCGTCGTACAGTCCATTCGAGTACGCGCCCGGGTCGTTCTCCATTACCGTGGCTTCGTACAGGTCCGCTGTGGTGTCGAGGCTCTTGGATACGGAGAATCGTCGTCCAAGTCGGATGACCTTGTTCGGCTCCGGCTCGTCGGGGACGGCTTTCTTGAGCTCCATGTAGATGAACCCGACAACATTGATGCCCAGGGATCGGAGGGCTGCGACGTAGCCGGTGATCTGGTCGTCCATCTCGAGGTACTCGTCGTTGACGTCGATACCGGAGAGGCGAGCGGCTGTCTTCCAGTCGCCGATCCAGTAGAATCCACGCTCATCCTCCCACAGGATGTCGAGGCGGCCACCGAGAGTGACAGGCAAGCCCTTCCAGGCGTCGAAGTCGAAGTTCTGCTTGGCGAACTCCGCATCGGGGTTGCCGTTACACCACTTCATGTACATGCGCCAGCAGTGGTCACACTTGCACCAGAGGTCGCCAGGGATGGGAACCTCGAACTTGATCTCGACCTTGACGGGCCGGATGCGTACGCCGTCCTCGAGCACATCGATGTTCGGGTACAGCTTGCCGAAGTAGTACTTCAGCATCCCCTCGCCGAGCTGAACGCGGTCACGATAGTCGGCGTCCATCTCGTCGTCGATGCCACCGTTTAGCCTTACGTACGCTTCGCGCTGCTCCCGTACCTTCTTCCGGAAGGTGGACAGTGCGACAGCCTGGGTGGCACTTGGATCAGGGTCCTCCCAGAGCCCAAGTCGATTCTCGTAGCCTGCTTCCATGGCTGCGTGGAAGGCAACACCAAATTCGAGAGGGCGAGCCGTGACGCGTGGGTAATAGAACTCCCTCGAGATCCAGTTCCATCGCCTGCGACATCCACGGAAGCTCCTCCTCTCCGAGGTGTGAATCGAGTGGGTAAGTCCCAACTCGATGTACTCGTTCAGTTCCATACGCTTCGGTCCGTATCGTTGAGGCTGTGTTGTTCTTGGTTACCTTTAGTATATAGCGTCCCTACGGGAAAATCAACGGCGGCTTTTCTGGCACCAACAGCCACCCCAAGCGTGGGCGCTAGGTGAGTGGAGCCTGAGTAGCGCCCGCATCCACATCGGAATGTTCACGTCGTCTCCTTTCCTCGCTGCGCCAGGGTTCACGGTCGTCCTGATTCGCTGTACACCAGAATCTGCCCAGCGTGGGCGAGTCGCGCACGTGTGGCGAGTGGTCTTCTCTGTCAGGGCAGAGACCCTTAGGCAGGTTCCACGTCATCTCGTACTCCGGTCTTCTTGGCCTCGAAGCCGAGGACGAACTTCCTGTCCTGCAGGTCTTCCACCTCGGGCCCGAGTAGGTTCTTCGGGTGGATGGTCTGGAAGCCGTGGGGCTTCATGCACTTGGTGCACAGTAGCCAGCCGAACTTCTTGGAGCGGCCCGAGAAGCAGTTGAGACCTGAGCCGGCCTTGGCGAGCTTGTTCGGCAGAGCGTAGGGCGGGTGACAGGTGCACAGCTTCGTTGGCGCAGCCCACATCGCCTCAGCAGTGACGTCAGGACCGATGTCCTTGTACCTGAGAACCTGTGCACCGTCCTCATCCTCGGTCTGTCCGATGATGACCTGATTGTCCTTGATGGCCTTGACGAAGGCGTCGGCCGTGTCGTTGTCCTCGAAGGCCAGCAGTACGAGTCGCATCAGTACACCTTCATTTCCTTGAGGCTCTCGTGGACCCGGTCGACCGAGTAGACCAGGTTGCTCAGGAGTTGGTTGGTTGCCTTCTGCTCGTTCAGGAGCTGCTCCAACAGGGCCGCCGTGGCGACACCGCTGTGTGCGTCGGCCTGGCGCATGTACCAGTTCTGGTCGGAGATCATCTCCTGTGCGACCGCAGAAGTCATGAAGCGCTGCTGCTCGATGATCGGCGTCGTACCCTTACGCTTTGCCTCCGCCCTGGCCTCACGCTGACCCTGGTAGATTCGCTCACGCAGGTTGACGGCCTTGTGCAGGTGACCAAAGGCCTGGTCCAGTAGTTGCTTCCACATGTTTAACCCTCCAATCGGCTACCCACAGAACTCCACACGCCTCTCGATCCCGTTAATTGCTCTCTGAACGATTAACGTGACTTCCAAGATCCGTTAAATGGATCGGCGTGCGTGTGGAGTACTGAAGCTACCCGATCGTGCTTGTGTTACTCGGTGGGGACCGTGTTGCGCATCTCTTCCATGATCTGACTCTGGACCTTGGCTGCGTCTTCGAAGACGACCGCGCCCTCGGGGTAGAACGAGTCGTGGTGGTAGCCGACGCAGGCCTGGTCACGCTTGTGATGGTGCACCGTGGAGCTCTGCGGCTCACCACTGCCCAGCTTGCCGTTGGCCCACTTGCTGGCCGTGTCCCGGATCACGTCGTTGTCGAAGCCGGACTCGGGCCAGGTGTAGACGTGCCTGTCGGTGTCGTAGATGAAGACCTTGGGCATCAGGCACCCACCGTCGGGTGGTTACCGCCGTTGGGGGCGTGACCGCACGGAGCCGGCTCACCGCACTCCGCCAGGACGGCCTCGATCTTCACGTCGTCCTCGAGGTCCACGTCGGCCTCGTCGAGCATCTCCTCGACGGTCGTGTTGCCCTCGAGCAGGTGGGTACGCTCCATGAGCGCGATGTCGGCCAGCGTGAGCTCCTTGCGCTTCGGGATGGGCTCGCCGCTGCGCGGGTCCGTGATGTAGTTGCTCCGGTAGACGTCGAACTCCGCCGTCACCGTGATGCGGAGTCGACCGAGCGGCTCCTCCCTGGGTGAGTCCTTCGGCTCGTTCGTCGGCCAGTTGACCGGGATAGGCGGCGCCTGCGCCTTCAGCAACTCGATCCGGGGGTCTTCCATTACTGCCACTTCCTTCCGTCGGAGGTCTTGTGGGTGGGGGTCTTGGCCTTGTGCTGCTTGACGGTGCAGGGCAGCGCGAACGTGATCGTCTGCCCGTTGAGGTCCTGGTGCACGGCGAGGCTGTGCGGGCAGCTCCCGGGTCCGCCCATGACCTGCGGACGTAGGTTGCGTCGCCGCTGGTGGTAGGTCAGCTTGCCCTTGCTTCGGTTGGCCAGCTTGTGCTTCCTGGCGTTCAGTCGGGGGCTCAGTCGCATGTCATACTCCTACCTTCTGCTTAGGGTTCAGGATCCCCTTGATCCATTCCCACTTCAGGCTGATCTTGTCGTTTCGATCGGGATCAATTGTATCTCGTGCAGCGAGGACAATGATCCGTACTGCATTCTTCTGTCCCAGACGGTGAAGCCTATCCTCAGCCTGCTTGTTCGCCGAGGGACTCCACGCCAGATCCAGGAACAGACACGTCGAAGCAGCAGTGAGGGTGATACCGACCCCTCCCGCCTTGATGGTACTGAGGAAGACCTGAATGCGTCCAGCCTGGAACTCCTGTACAGCCATATCACGAGCCGCTTGTGGCGCGTCTCCAGTGAGAGCAAAGGAGGTGATGCCTGCACGATCCAGGCGTGCCTTGAGAAGATGGATGACCTGTTTGGACTGACTGAAGACGACGATCTGCTCACGGTTCTCTCCGATGAGATCCATGGCTGCGTCCAGCTTGCTGCTGGGCTCAGAGAGTTCGACGACATCCCGTTCGTACTCTTGGTACTTCTCCTGCTTGGTCAGCTCTCGACCCAGTGACGCCTCCAGTGCCTCGAGCTCGTCAGGCTTGAGCCGGCGCTTCTTCTGCTGCGTGACGACCTTAGCGGACGCCAGAGCGAACTGCTGCAGTCGGATGAGCTGGCTGATGACCGCAGGTGATGCTACAGGCTGGTCTTCGTTCTCTCCAACCCAGGCCAGCATCTCCTTGGCCATAGCGTCGTACATGCGCTTCTGCTTCGGCTCGAGGTCAACCCACCGCGTCTCGTACAGCTTGTCCGGAAGGTCCTTCCAGACCACTTCCTTCAGCCGTCGGAGGTACGCACCAGCCATCCGTTCGTGGATGGACTCGAAGTCGTGGATGCCCACCGTCTCGGTGTACTTCCGCTTGTGCGTCTTCATGCACTCGTCGCAGAAGCCCTCGGTGTGTACTCGTCGCAGGACGTGGTTGTTGAAGAAGGCCCAGTAGCTCGACCAACGCTTCGGCCAGAGCCAGTTCAAGACCGACCAGGCATCCTCAGGCTTGTTGTCTGCCCAAGTACCGGACAGGCCTGTCTTGTAGAATGTCCTGATCTTCTTGAACACCATGGACTGCTGTGCGCCACGGTTCTTGATGTTGTGGATCTCGTCGCCGATGACGTGGAAGAACTCGTGCGCCTTGATCTCGTCGGCCATGAACCGCAACGCCTGCCAGTGACAGATGAAGACGTGGTACTTAGGGTACCCGTTAGGCGTCTTCGCCTTAAGTGCCCTGAGGAACCCGTCGCGGTCCTTGCGATTGATGACGTACACGTTGAGCCACGGCGCCCATGCCGGTGTGTTGTCATCTCCCTGGTAGTGCCTGCGCCACGCGTCCATGACGGACGTCTGAGTCACGATGAGTGTCTGCGCCGTGTAGGAGCAGTCGTGACGCTTCCTGATCTCGTTGTCGTAGACGATGGCCTCGACGGTCTTGCCTAGACCCATCTCGTCCCCGATAAGGACTGACCGATCTTCGGGGTGCTCTTGCTGGTGCCTGAAGATCTGCGTCAGGCCCTTAGCCTGGAACTGGAAGAGCTTCGGCATTAGTTAGGACCTCCCCAGATACGTGAGGCGACTGGTGTGAACTCTGACGTTACCGTCCTTTGTCCGATCTCGACGCCGAAGCCGCAGGTCGTCTCGATCACGTCTCCTGTCTCCAGGAGCTTGTGTGCTACCAGGATCTCGGCGATCTGGTCGATAACCTGGTGCTCCTGGTTGTGAGTCAGGACGCTATCCTTGAACGTCAGCGTCAGGTCCAGCTTCGCGTCCACTCTCTGTCCTCCTTAGCGGCTGGTCCTTCAGTACGTCGCCGTACGTCTTGCAGTACCACAGGATGTGGAATTGCCCCTGGCGGAGCTCGGTCCTGAAACCGAGCTCCTTCGACATGTAGCCGTGCCTGAGCTTGTGCTTCTGACACCAGACTCCGTCAGGCTTGTCCGCTGACTTCGTCGTCGGTGTCCACGTCGCTCCCTGAAACTTCCTCCGTGGCCTGTACGGCCGGCTTGGCGGCGTACTCTCCGAGCTTGAAGAGTCTGTCGGCTTCATCGACTACCACCACCTTTCGTCCGCACTCACACGTCGTCGGATTCAGTCGCTTGTCTCGAAGCGCCTTGTACACCTGCTGCGGGTAGATGCCGCGACGCTTGGCGTAGTCGATTGGCGACATCATCGTCGCCCCCTCGAGGTCGCCGAGGATCATCTCCTTGATGGCTTCCTCGATGTCCGAGGCCATGGTACCTCCTAGCCGATGCGCAGAGCGAGTCGCAGGCCGACGAAGAAGCTCTCCGGGTCGGTCGGGTTGTCGTCGACGTACAGGATGCCGTTGCGGACCTTGACGTTGAGGCCGACGTCCGGCTTCTGTACCGGCTCGCCGTACTTGTCGGGGACAGGCTCGACGATGTCCTCCTTGGGCGGCTGGGGGTCGAGGTCATGCCACTGCTTCTCGGGCCCGGTAGCCTTGAACTCGTCCAGACGCCACACACCGTTGGTCAGCTTGGTGACCGGGAGCTTCTTCGCCTCTCCCCGTGGAGGATTGATGATGCCGTTCATCGTCGCCATCAGCTGCTCCCGGCTGTAGCGCCCCCTGAAGAAGCGCTCGAGCTGGGCGATGGTGATGTCTCTGCCGGCGTACTCGTAGAGGTACGCAACCACGTCTCGCTGCCTACCGCGCGTGGGCGGCTTCCGATCGCTCATCGTTTTCCTCGGTTTCGTTGTTGGTTTCTAATCGCTGTCTAAACGGTTAGCTTGTAGGTTAGACGCGTTGACTTCGTGTTCTCACAGGTCTCTGTTGCTTGTTAGACGTTGAGGTTAGACTCAGCGCAAGGGGTTACGGATCTCCCCGTCACCCCTGAGCTCGAGCTCGACCTGTTCGGCCAGCAGCTCACGGATCCGCTGCCCGCGAGCTCTAGCACCGGGCTGGGAGACGAAGTTCTTCTCTCGCTCACCTGGTGCGACTGCGTCGGGGATCGTCCCGTCCGGGCGAACCTGAACGGTCCAGCCGACCTCGTGGAACTCGCACCGCTCGTTCGGGCAGGTCAGCGTGACCAGCTGTCCGCCGTTGGTGCCCATGGCCCTCTTGAGTGGCCGACGCCTGGTCTCCTTGCCCGTGAACGAGTCAGCCGGACAGCGACTCGCCTCGTCCCACGTCGTCGTCACTGGAACATCACCCACGCCACGGCGATGATGGTAGCACAGATGATCATCGTGACCAGCAGCTTGTGGAAGAGCTGGAGCACGTTGGTGGAGGCGTGCCTGCTGATGTGCTTGTCGACCTTGTCGTTCAGGAGGCTGAAGTCCGTGTTGAGGTCGTTGATCTCGGCGATGCAGTCCTCGAGCGTAGCCGGCCCGACCTGGAGCTTCTGCAGCTCCGGCTGGGGGAAGCTACCGTTCCCGTAGCCCTGGTGAGAAGAGACGCCGAACGAACGCTCGGGCACCATACCGATGCCGTCCTTCGCCTGGTCGCTACCCTGTCCACCGAGGCGCTTCTTCGAAGCACCCTTGTCGTTGAAGTCCACGTACGGGTCGCTCACCGCTCGCTCCACTTCTTGAACGTCTTCGGCTTCAGCGCCGTCGGCGCGAAGCACTGGTTGATGTCGTGCACCCGCGTCGTACCGTCGTACTTGACGTGCTGGCTCTGGTAGTTGATGCTCTTCCAGGCCGTTGCGAACTTGCCGTTGTAGTCCGACGTACGCTTCCGGTTCCGTTGCTTCAGGCCGCGCTTCTTGAAGCGCTCCTTGTACTGCTCGGCAGTCGTGATCCTCATCTGGTCTTCTCCAGCTTCTCGAGTCGGTCCAGGATGTCGTTGAGCATGCTGCCGTAATCCCGCACGCGCTGCTCCAGGATGTGCATCCGCGTCTGCGGAGCCCGCTTGCGCTCCACGTAGTCCGCGAAGATCTCCTCGACGGGCGGCTTGTGCAGGAGCCACTTGCTGGTCGCGGCTCCGCCCCCTCGACGAAGCTGCTCGACGCAGCCGAGACCCTCCAGGGTCTTCATGATCTTGGTGTAGTACGGGTTCGCGATGCCGAGGTCCGCGAAGAGTCGCGTCAGGTGGCCGGTGTAGACCAGCACCGTAGGCACTTCTCCTACGACGACAGCGTCCTCGTCGACCTTGTCGATCGGTTCCCGAGTGGACTCCTCCTGCATCTTCTCGTACACACGCACGGCGTGGTCGAAGAGAGCCGGGGTGGGCTTCTCATCACTCACAGTCACGCTCCAGTTGTTGATGAAGGCCCTTCATAGCCTCCAGGTCAGCGTACGTCTCCGCCGTGTCCTTCAGCAGAGCTTCCGGTGACTCGTACGATTGATCACCGGTCTGCTCCCTGAGGATGTGCTCCTGGTCTTCAATCCAGTCGCTCACGACGCGCTTAGCACGCGGCATATCATACGACATGCTTCCTCTTATTATACTAGATCCAACAAGGAATTTCACTGTGTAACAACTAGGAGAGTTAAAGGAAGGCCCGCCAGCCGATCGGGGGACTGACGGGCCTTCCGGCTACTTCGGTGCTACTCTTGCCCAGTACTGACAGCACATGCCTTCGAAGCACAGTGCGTCAAAGTACAGGCAACCGGGGTGAGGCCTTCACTCCGCCTCGGTGAGCTCGACCTCGGGGGCCTCCTCGACGGCCTCGACGGTCTCGCCGGCCTTGCTGTCGGACTTGGTGGCCTTCTTCTCGGCCTTCTCCTTGGCCGCCGCCTTGTTGGCGGCCACGCGAGCGACCTTGGCGTCCCACCAGGCGATGCCCTCGTCGGCCTTCAGGACGACCTTGCGGCCCGGCGCGTAGGGCTCGTTGGTCTCCGGGTTGATCGCGTCGCCGGCGTAGGCGGGGAACGGGTTCTTGGAGCCCTCGCCGTTGTTCTTGATGTAGGAGTAGACCTCCTGCGGCTTGATCTCGGTCTTACCCTCGGGCATCTGACCGTTGGCCTTCAGGTGGTCCGTCAGGACCTTGGCGAAGGCGACCGGGGCGATGAAGCCCTCGGGCACGCCCGGTCGGGTGGACTTGGCCTCCTTGGCCGGCTTCTCGCCGCCGTCGGCGGTGGGCTCGACGGTGTCCTCGGTCTCCACGGCCGGGGCGTCGACGTCGAGGTCCTCGGGGGCCGCGGGGGCGACGGTGGTGTCGAAGTCGGTGTCGTTCACGGTGTCGTTGGTCACGGTGGTCTCCTGTGCGGTGTCGGTCTGTGCGACCTTGCGGCGTGCCATGATTTTATTATACTCCGTCCTTGTGGGAATCTCACGCCGGCTAGCGCAAGATCTTTTGTTACAGGTCGTACCGGTAGCCCTCGGGCTTGAGGTTCTCCAGCCGCAGCTCGGCCAGCTCGTACTCCTCGACCATGGCGAACCAGGTCTTGCCGACGGGATACTGGGCAGCCCAGTTTCCGCCGAAGCGTCGGTGCATCTCGTTGCGGGCACCGAAGTAGTCACCCTTGATGACCACGTAGTTCTTGAACATCGACAGCCCGGTCAGCGGCCAGATGTGGTCGTTGCCGAACGTGAAGGCGTACTCGCGTACGGCATCTCCAAGGTCCTGCACCTCGTCGCGCTCGCTGTCCTGTCGGTCACTCTCAGCGTCCTCGCGGAGCTGGTCGCGCAGTGCATCGTCCATGATTACCTCCAGTCTTTTCCGCTGCTTTAATTATAGCAGAGGTTCTAGGGGCAACTTCAAGAGGTCCTGACTAAAGAATTTTTAGTACGACCTCATCAGGACCTCGAGCAGGTCAATCGTTGGAGCAGGAGAGTTCGAAGCACCTTGGTCCGCTAGCGCCCGAGTTAGGGTCGCTGTCAGGTCGTCCTTCTGCCGCCGGCGGTTGCGACGCTCCGTTGCCCTGGTCGCTCGAAGGCTCCGGGCATGGCCCGTTGGCACAGAGGCTCGGAGCGGTGTTCTGCGTAGGTGGCTCATCGACCTTGGTCACCCCGATGCGTGTGGAGTTTGTCGTCGCCTTCGGCGCCGCCGGACTGTGTTGAACCTGAGGCTTGGGTGTCGTACGAACCACCACACGGCCCTTGGACTTCGTTCCCGTTCCACGAGTGGGAACAGGCGTGATCCTCGGAACCGCGTTGCCGTAGTCCTGCACGGCAGTCGGCGGCTTCTGTGGCTGCGGGATGGGCTCGTAGCTGGTGTTGTGGATGCCGATCGCGTGCCCCGTGCCCAACGCCAGGGGCATACCAGCGACCGTCAAGCCGACGAACAACCCCAGCGGGGTACGGATCTTCATCGCGAACTCGGTCTCCTCTTGTCTTTGAGGTTCACGCTTGCGGCGTGCTCCTCCTTGGGTTTGTTGCAGGTACCGTTGAAGGGACAGTTACCCTTCGCGATACCTGCGACGTCCGCCTTGTACATCGGACGGTACTTGTGGTCCGTGATCATCTGTCACCTCCATCGGGTGAAGGAGTTCCGGCTCCTTCACCCTCTTGCAAGCTACAGGCAATCTCACACAGTTCGGATCCTTAGCTACTGCTCCGTACTACTTCACAGTGGTACCTCCTTTCACGCGCTGCAGGCCGGATTCGAACCGAGGTGAGCACGCTGTCGCTCCGCAGCATAGTCACCGTCTGCGCTTCCCCCTTGCCCCATGTCCAAGGCGGACTCCTGGCGGAGTCTCTGCAGCGCCCTCACCCGCGCTCACAGCTGCAGGTGAAGGGGTAATGCTCAGGTGGTCCAGCCTCCGGGGAAGATCTGGAACCGCTTGTCCTTCTCGTACGCGTACGGCGGGTTGAAGACGACCTTGTAGGTGGATGCGGGACGGAGCTGGTTGGTGGTCTTGAAGACTACCTTCTTCTTGCCGCGGGTCTCCGGATCGATGTCACGGTACTCGGTGAGCATCTCGATGAGCTCGTCGACCGTGTAGTCGTCCTTCGGCCGCTGGTTCGGTGCGGTCATGGCTGCGGGGTCTCCAGGAAGAGTCGGATCTCGGATTCGCGGAAGCGGCGGTGGCCGCCAGGCGTACGGATGCTGCCGATCCTGCCGGCGGCTGCCCAGCGGGTGACGGTCTTCGGGTCGACGCGGAACAGCGCAGCGACCTCGCCCGGCGTGAGGAGTCTGTCCTCGTCCCTACTGGTCGGCACCGGCCGGCCTGCTGTTCACGTCGTCCTGCTCGACGACCTCCTGCACGCCCTTGACCCACTCCTTGAGCGGCATCGCCGTCTCCATGTCGAGGACCTCGATGGTGTGCAGGTTCTCGAGGCCGATGCCCTCGAGCAGCGCCTGCCAGCTGAGCCGGCCGCTGAGACCGCCCGACCGCTGCGCGGTGGTGAACCAGAACTCGCCGACGCGGACGGCGGCGACCTTGATGGCGACGTAGGTGTAGCTCCGACCGCCCTCCTGGAACTTCTTGGCGAAGGTCAGGACCTGACCGTCCTTGAACATGTCGTCCTGCGGCACGCCCTCGGCCTTGTCGGCGTCCTCGAGCAGCCGACGCGCCTCGCGACGCAGTGCATCGACATTCCAGCTCACGTTCTTCTCCTTGATCTCTCCGAAGAGCTTGTTGTACACCGCCATCGTGAAGTCGATGTCGGCTTGTGCGTAGTTCCTGACTGTCTCGAAGCCATTCAGGCTGACGGTGACCCGCTGACCGATCAGCTCGTTCGGGTCGTCGAGTCGCTGGATACGCCCGATCGCCTGTTCGCGCTGTGCGATCAGGATGTCGACCCACTCCCGAGTGAGGACACCGAACTCTGGGTGCTTGTGAGCGACCATGTAGTTCAGTCGCGGACTGCTGTCGAACTTGCGCTTGGCCCAGTACAAGTACTGGAGCTTCGGATCCTGGAACTCCGATCCGTACATCTCGGCGTCGTGCTCTGCCATTTCTCCCATGTAAACCTCCCTCCTTACTACGTACCCTCGACAGGACTCGAACCTGCCTACCGCTCCTACGGGCTTACCGCTTGGAGGATTCTCCCTGACGAACTCACGAGGGCTACCTATTCACTTGTCAGTATCACACATGATTACTGCCCTCCTTGCCTAGCCAAAATTCTGGCTTGATTTAATTATACAAGGGTACTCAAGGACTTTTCAAGCACCACCCTTCAAGATCTTTTGAAGGGCTCGTCTCGGATGATCACGTCGCTGTTCTTGCGGATCGTGTCAGCGCACTCGCCGGGGCAGACCGACAGCGTGTCCGCGCCGGTCTCGGCGGTGGTCTCCTTGCCCACCAGCTCCGAAACCTCCTTGGGATCGAAGTCCGTGAAGATGGACTCGATCAGCCGCAACTCGGGAACCTCTGCCCCGCAGAGCATGCATCGCATCAGATGTCGTACCTTCCCGGGTTGAAGCCCTTGACCATCTCCGCGTTCACCTTGAACAGGTGACGATGCTTCGGCGGGATGACTCCCTGGTACCAGCAGTTCTTGGTGACGACGACGAACTGGTCGTCCGAGCTGTCCCAGCTGATCACTGTCAGACCGGCGGCCTTGAACCGGTCCGCAGTCTCCTTGTCGATCTTGAAGCGGAACTCGGCGCCACCGTGACCGCCTCCCCCGGACGCGACCGCCTTGGGATCGTCCGGCGAGACGGTGCGGTGAACCCAGTCCGGCGTGACGATCCTACGCAGCTCCGTGCTCTTGGCCATCGGTACCCAGTACCTGTCGGCCGAGTCGAGCCACGGTCCGTTGACCGTGACGACGATCTGGCCCGTGTGCGAGTCGTGGTGGGCCTCGATGTTGAAGACCTCATGCGTTCCGTCTTCCGGAACGTCTCGCCTGTCGGCCTTCAGGATGCACGAGTACACCTCGTGTCGACCACCCTGACCCGCGATGGCGATACGTCCGCCCATGCTGAGCCGATGCGTTGCCTCCGCACCCTTGGTCATCTTGTCGATCTGGTCTTCGATGGCCTTCGAGCGAGGATCCTGTTGCCGTGTCACGGCGAGCGGATCGCCGAGCGGCTCGTCTTCGGTCTGCACGACCGACCAGAACGTTCGCCCAGGACGGTTCTCTCCGACCATCCGGCTGAGCGAACCCTCGAAGTTGACGAGGCCGTCGCTACCGTCGATGGCAGCGACCTCGATCTTGTACAGGCGTCTCATCTTCTGATCATCGTCCTTCCCTCGATCAGGTCCAGCATGTAGTTGCGACTGACATCGATCAGACCACCTCGCGCCAGCGCCTTGAGGTAGTTGTCGATGCGGATCTTGATGTCGTCGACCTGGCGAAGCACGTCGCGATCGCTGATCTGCTCCGTAGCCATCAGCGCGCCCAGCTTCTTGAGCTCGTCGTTGTGGTACTCCAACAGCTTGGTCAGCTTGTCCCGCGTCGAGATCCCTTTCAGGCTGACACGGAACTTCTGCCAGTCACGGTTGTCGACCGCCTGTGCGATCCGACGCGACGTTGCGTTGTTGCCTTCCTTCGGATCGCGAATGCCGTTCGGCATGTCTACCTCCTCGCAGCGAGGGCGAAGATGAGTCCGATGATGGCACCCGCCGCGAACGGCAACACGATGTACAGTAGCACGAACTCCATGCTACGCCTCCAGCGACTTGAAGTACGTCTGCAGGTCGGCCGCCTCCGTCAGCACCTTCGACCACGCGATCGCCAGGTGCGCGTAGTAGAGGCGCACGATCGGCGAGTCCTCCATGTTCTCGTCGGTCAGCTCCTCCATGCGAACACCCGACTCGACCATCGCGACCCGCGTCAGCTCAGCACTGATCCCGCTGATCGTCTCCACGACCTTCTCCCCCGGCTGTCCGCCGAGGCAGATGTTCGCCATCTCCCGACCCAACTCCTGCAGCTTGGTCTTGTTGCTCACGGAACTGTTCCTCCTTGCGAATGGCACGCTTGATGTGCGTGCGCCCGATTCCTTCTGCGTCCTGCTCCGTAGGTTGCCACTTCGAACGTAGCTTCCCGCAGGTGCAGTTCGGCCTGAACCTCTGCCAGCTAACTCCAAGCCGTGTTTCGATCTCGATCTGGTGCTTGTGTCGCACGAACTCCTCAGGAGTCCTTGTCAGACGAGCTTCACGAATGTTCACGATCACCTCCTCTAGACACCAGGATCGACGTACTTGACGTCGATCCCAGAACCTACAGGCCGGCCCGCTTGCGGATGTCGCCCACGATCTCCGTCGGCGTTTCGTGCCCGTGCTCAGGCTGAAGCGGATCCGAGAACATGCTCACTTCCCCGAGCGTGATCCCGTTGTCGGTACGCCTTGCGATACCCTCGTCGACCAGCTTCTGGGCGTAGTCAACCTTCGGATCGTATCCGGCGTGCCAGACCGCGTCGACCGGTCCGCCGCACTCGTCGCACTGATCGAAGTTCGGTTCGCCGACGTAGTCGTGCTTCTTTGGCTGGTGCTCCTCGCAGACGACGAAGTCGGTGTGCAGCGGAATCGTCATGCCGCCGATGGTCATCGAGTCGCCGTTCTGGTGCATCTCGTGCCAGCCCTCTTCGGTTCCGTCGTTCGAGATGTAGCAGCGCATCCCTCCCGGCGGCTTGCGGAAGCACTTCATCAGTTCCTCGAACCGCTCGTTCACAGCCCTACCACCTTCAGCATCTCCGCCACGTAGGCGTCCACGACCTCATCGTTCTTGTAGCCCTGGTCGAAGTACACGTTCAGGTCGATGTCCTTACCCATCGACTCCATCAGCGCACGCACCAGGTCCTTCTTGCCGGCGCTCAGCTCGGCCAGGTACCGGAAGTACTCGGCCCGCGTGATGTTTCCCTTAACGAACTCGGAGCGAACCTCGCGGTACTTCTCATCGGACACTTTGTCCTCCAACCTTGTTTAACTGCGCCCTCGCACAGCCACCAAACGCCACACGCACTCACTGAATCGATACATTCCAATCCGCGGCTCGTGTGGCGTATGGAAGCTCTACGTCGGTCCGCCGGCCCAGTCCTCCAGGAACTCCTGGCCTTCCTCGGTTCCGCCGAGCGACGTCATCAGTGCGCCGACTTCGTCCTTACCCAGGTAGAGGAGAACGTCGCCGGTCTCGTCGAGCATCTCGTAGCACTCGTCCAGTACCGTACTCGGTCGCAACTCGAACTTCATCGGTCCAGCCCCCTGATCAGTTCGTCGGTACGGTAGCAGTCGACCTCGAATGCGAGCCTCTCCACTGGACACAGCGCCTTGTCCTTCAGGCACTCGTGTACCACGTCCTGGTACTGCCTCAGCGCCAGCACTGCGACCAGGCGCGTTTGACGTCCGAGCAGCAGTCGAATCAGCCAGTACCGCATCAGTCCAGGTCTCCTGACTGGTCCATTCGCAGAACGTCCAGCGCGATCAGAACGTCGGCGTCGTCCTTCTCGTAACCGTTCAGGTTACCGTACTTGGCTGCCTTGGCGTACAGGCCCGAATCGACCGACTTGGCCGCCTCTTCGCCGTTAACCGCCTTGTACGCCTGTCGAACGTCTGCCCAGTTCATCGCCCGAACACCTTCCGTCCTTGCATGTCGCAGACCGGCCACCCGGTCTCGTCCTTGACAATCGTCCGGTTGTAGCTCCCGCTCGTCGTGTTCGCGTTGCGAGCCGACTTAAGAAGCCCGATGTCATCTTTTCGAACACGGCAACCCGTCTTCGGCGCCGCGATCTGCTTGACGATGCTCTTCCCGCCCGGCATGCCCTGTACCGACTTCTCGAACGTGTTTTGCATCTTGTAGGGCAGCGGCTTCGACTTCTTCTTCGCCGGAATCTGATCGACCGACTGACGCCGCTGCGTCGAGTCAGCGCGCCGCCAGCGCTTCATGAGCTGTTCTAGGCGGCGCTGCTGCGCTTCCTTCGACTTGTCGGACACTTTGTCCTCCCATTCTTTGCTGCTGACTTAATTTTATCTCAGACCCCGTATGCCTTTGCAAGGCGACAGCCCTAAGAAAAATTATGTCCCTACCAGACCTTCGGCATCTTCCATAGGCGACGCTCCCGGCTCGTGTTACAGACCAGGACCCTCGCCTCCGGCCGCCCAGGCTTGTCAGGGTAGTACGGCATCTCCGTCGCCGACTGCAGCATCTGCAGTACCTGACCCCAGGTCAAGGAGTACTTGATGGTCATGAAGTTGTCCGACAGGTTTACGGTCGCCGTGTTAGCTTCCGCCTCGTCGTGGAACACGGCCTCGCGGCTCTCGACGAACCACGAGTGTTCCAGGACCCACTTGTCGTACGCGGTCTGGTCCTCGAAGCTGATCTTGTACGTCAGCCCTGGACGCTTGCGGTCCGCGAACGTCACGAACAGCAGTTCGATCATTATTACTCCTTATCTACGTATTACGTTCTCATGCTTGTTATGATTATACTCTGAACTCTTATTAGGTATCAACTCCATCCGTTTACCGATTACGAACTAACAAGGGTCATTACGAACTCGTATCTCGGAGCTCGTTTAGCGAACCTGCAAGATCGGCGTAAACACGGCTCATACCGGTCGCAAACCTTGCGAGAATTCTAACCGAACTACCGATTCAGAATTATTACTCACTCTTAGGCTTTGATTATTATATGGATTAGATAAACTAGGTATAATACTATAAGACTGGTTACGTATGCGTCATGTGTTACTAGTTATACTCGCCCTTACTATAATAAGCTGCCGTATAGGTCTAGATTGCTCGAAGCATCTAACTCCTAACTACTATAGGCTAATTATGCCTATAGTGTTACTTAGTAACGAAGGAAGAGTACGAGCCAGACCAGACTGCAGACCCATGGCCTGTGGAGTTCTGACCCGTACTCCTCGTCCCGGTCCGGACTAGGCGCCCAGCTCGATCTTGATCCGACGCATCTGCTCGTAGGCCCAACTCCAGGCCCGGTAGGCCTTGGCCTCCTCCGAGTCCGGACGCGGCTCGATTCCTTCGGCCAACTGCTCGATGTAGGCAGCGACGAGTACGGACATGATAAGTCCTCCCAACCAAAGAACCACAACCCAGTGTTATGATTCCATGGAAAGGAGGAGGACCCGAAGGCCCTCCATCCTTCCTTGTCAGGCCTCGACGTTCTCGGCCTCGGTCTCGTCGACCTCGGTCAGGAACTCCTGCAGATGCTTGGAGCAGTACTTGACCACGAAGTCCCGAACCTCGTCGTTCGTGTACCGGATCTCGGAGGCCTTGCCCTTCTTGCCCTTCGCGATCAGGCCGTTCCGCGTGTAGGTATACGCCATCTGCGTCGGAATCCGCTTCTCGACTCCGGCCGTCTCGAAGACGCCGTTAACCAGGACCGCGACGCGGTAGGCCGTGTGGTCCGAGTCTCCGACTGTCTCCAGCATGCCCTCGACCAGGCTGCCCAGCTCGATGTCGGCGATGATGATCTGCTTGACGGACATGGTAGTTCCCTTCTGGTTATACTCCCTCTGAGTATACCGTACAGTATATAGACGGTCTATATACTATACTATGTACTCAGCAGTAACAAGATCCGGATGTAGACTTATACGTACAGCATACGTTACATAGTACTCGACGCTTCATGATCCTACGTTCTTCTTCGTCGATCATACGTTCGATGAGTTCTGCAGAAAGTTTTTTCGAGCCGAAACCTGGAGTATAACGGTTAGTTATCTCTTGACGGATTCGAAGATTATGCATCATGAGACTATTCTCCTTTGGATAGAGATGGATTGGATGCAGATGCATATCCGGAAGATATTAGATTGTCAAAGAACAATGAATCAGTAGTAGTAATATGAAATTGTTATTTTGTTTTGTATTTGTTTTTGTTTTTCTATAACTATATTCTACAGGGGATCTTGCAGCAGAAAGGGCCCGCTACGTATGAAGTACGAAGGGGTGAAAATCAAGTGGTACCTTGTTACCACGTATGAAGTACAGGAGGGGAGAAATCATGTGTTACCGTGTGTGACTACAGCGTCCCTTGTGTCCTTTGTGCGGGGTGCTATATAATACACGTATAGCCCGGGAGGTGAATATGAGCTGGGAACCAAGCGACGATGAGCGACGCAAGCTCATGAAGGACGACAGCGCGTTCGTGACGGATAGCGAGCTGGCGGGCCTCATGATGGAGCGAACCATGGGAGCTCGAGTCAGTGGGACGGTCGAGAGCCCCATCGCTCAGGCACGTCGGATGCTGCAGGAGAACGCTCCGATGGCCGCTGCGTCCCTGATCAAGCTGGCGAAGCACTCGGAGAACGACTCGGTTCGCCTTCGCGCCGCGACGGAGATCCTGAACCGCGCTGAGGAGATCGGCAACGGTGCGCAGGGCAAGGAGCCTTGGGCCGAGCTGCTCGAGGACACCATCGTGGAGGCAGAAAAGCACGCCAACGGGTAAGACGTCCACTGACCGCCTACAGTCAGCCGACTGAACCAGTGGTAACGTGCCATCGAAAGATGGAAGCGCGCGCCAAGCGATGGAAGCGAACGACAGTACAGGGGCGTGTGGCGTTTGGGAGGGCGGCTTCGCGGGTTTGTTTAACACGGTAGGGAGCCGCAGTGACTGTCGATCAATTCAAGATCAGGTTCCTGACGATTATTTTATCCGTCTGGGGCATTGTCGTAGGAGCGGCGCTGTACAAGTACCTGTTCCTCGAAGGCCCATTGCCAGATCCTGTATTGCTAGGCATTCCAACGGGGGCATGGCTGGTCGTCTTCCCGCCACTGCCAAGACCGAAGGACGAGGTACATGCCACAGAATCTTAGCTATGCCGAGCAAGCAGCCTACTGGATCATGGTGATCGGTGGGAGTGGTTGGGCAATCGGAACCGTCGTCGAACTGATCAGAAGGAAGGTGACGCGTGCGAACGCTAAGCCCACCGTGGCGTCGAGTGCTCGAGGGGTCGTGGATCATGATCCTCGTCCTAAGCATCGGCTTTCTCATCCTGTACGTTGACAACAAGCGTACCAAGGAGTGCCTCGGCAACTACATCCGGGCCAACGCACAGGCTACCGCTCCGCGTATCCAGGCGATTCAGGATACAGACGAAGCGGTAGACAAGATGGTGGCAAGGATTTCGACGGCTTCGTCGAAGGAACAGAGCGCAGCGGCTTTGGCCGAGTACCGTGCAACGCGTGCGGCGGCTGAGGCGAAGCGTACGGCGAACCCGCCGCCACCATTCCCGGAGAGGTGTGTCTAGTGGCAAAGGTCGTAGATAAGCACAGGTTCTTCGACAAGGTGGGATACGAGCCACACCCGAAGCAGTGGCTGTTCCACAACTCGGAGGCCCGCTTCCGCGTGCCTGTCTGCGGCCGACGGTTCGGCAAGTCGCGCATGTCCGCTATGGACGAGGCGCCTGGCTTGATGATGCCGCAGCGTCGGGGTTGGATCGTGGGCCCAACCTACGACCTGGCGGAGAAGGAGTTCCGCGTCCTCTGGGACCTCTTCATCATCCAGCTCGAGTTCGGACGCAACAAGAAAGTCAAGAAGGCGTACAACAAGCGCTCCGGAGACATGTACATTGAGTTTCCTTGGCGGACGCGCGTCGAATGTCGCTCTGCAGATCACCCTGAGAACCTGGTTGGTGAGAAGCTCGACTTTGCCATCATGTCGGAGGCCGCGAAGCATAAGAAGGATACCTGGGAGCGATTCATTCGTCCTGCTCTTGCTGACAAGCGGGGCAATGCCTCATTCCCTACGACTCCTGAGGGCTTCAACTGGCTTCATGCTCTTTGGCAAGTGGGCCGTGATCCGAACGAGCCTGAATACGATTCCTGGCAGTTCCCGTCGTGGGAGAATCCTTACGTATACCCTCTTGGCCGTCAAGATCCGGAGATCCTTGGCATTGAGCGAACGACTGCTCACGAGTGGTTCCTTCAGGAGTACGGAGCCGACTTCTCCGCCTTCGTAGGCAAGATCTATGGTGAATGGCAGGAGAACGTTCATGTCACGGATGTCAAGTTCAATCCTGACTGGCCGTCATACGTGGGTTATGACCCTGGATTCACCAACCCTTGGGCGTGGGTGTTCTTTCAGATGGACCCGCAGGACAACGTTTACGTCTGGCGGGAGCACTACAAGCCGTACATGCAGCTGGCGGAGCACATTGCCTTCATTCGTAACCTTCCGCAGCCGGATGGGTATCACCTGGACTTGGCTTTTGGTGACGCCGCAGACCCAGAAGCAGCTGTTACGATCTCGCAGAACCTGGTTCCAGCGTTTGCAGAGCCTGAGGCGAAGAAGAACTGGCGCGAGGGTATCGACCTTGTCAAGAGCTTCCTGAAGCTGTACGACCAGTACACACCCGCAGGTAACCTGCTGGTCGTCGATGAGTACGGAACGCCGAAACAGAAGCCGAAGCTGTTCGTAGATCACAGCTGCAGGAATCTGATCTTCGAATTCAACAACTACCGTGCACCAGACACGCGTCCGGAGCAGAACGTTCGTGAGGCAGCCAAGAAGCACGCCGACCACGCACTCGATGCTCTGCGATACGGTTTGATGCACATCGTCAAGCTCGGTTGCAACAGCCGGCTGACTGATCTATATACGGGTCTTGGGGTCAGTGATGACCACGATGTTCTGGCGCCAACCGGTGAGGGCGGCTTCTTCGACTGGGACAGTTTGGAGTTCTGATGAGTGACCAGCTGGAGCTATTCGAGGTGGCAGGAGAAGATCCTGGCTCTCGTGGGCTGGAGGAGTACCTCCGTGAGCTCGCCGTCGTCGATGTGACCGAGGATGCAGTCATCATGACTGAGCGGTCGCCTGATGCGCCTCGCCAGTTCATCGAGGTTGTGGCTGCTGGTCCTGAGCTCGGCTACTCGAGCCCCTCGCCGTGGACCTCGTGGACTCGTGAGGAGTGGAATCCGAAGCTCCGTGACAAGATGGGCATCACGGAGTACTACCGCATGAAGCGTCTCGACGGCATCATTCGTGGTTCGCTTCGCGTCTTCAAGACGCCAGTACTCTCCGCTCACTGGTTCATGAAGCCTGCATCCGACAAGACGGCTGACAAGAACGCCGCCGAGTGGGTCGAGGACAACTTCAAGAACCGCATGTCGACCACGTGGGGTCGCACGCTCGAAGACATCCTGCTGATGTGCGAGTACGGCTGGATGCCAATGGAGAAGGTCTACCAGCTCGACTCCGACGGCAAGGTCTCGCTTCGCAAGTTGGCTCCTCGACACCCGGCAGACGTGCAGAAGTTCGAGTACGACTTCAATGGCGGTCCTTCGGCCATCATCATGGAGCCGATGACGCTGGACACTTCGGCGACTGGTGACTACACGCAGGCCTCCGTCGACATTCGCGGTCCTCGGATCCCGATCGACAAGCTGGCCATCTACAGTCTCGAGGCGGAGGCCGGCGATCTGCAGGGTATCTCGATCCTGCGTTCCGCGTACAAGCACTACAAGTACAAGGACACGCTGTACAAGATCGACGCTATCCAGAAGGAGCGCCACGGCATTGGTGTTCCGGTGATCAAGATGCCGCCCGGATGGGGCCCGCGTGACAAGACGCTCGCCGAGAGCATCGGCCGCAACCTGCGGACCAACGAGCGGGCACACATCACGCTGCCGCCGATGTGGGAGATCTACTTCGCCAAGCTCGAAGGTCAGCCGGTCGACTGCCTGCCGTCGATCCAGCACCACAACGAGATGATCATGGTCAACGTGCTGGCACCCTTCCTGACGGACAGCAACACCAAGAAGGAGTCCCTGGAGACCTTCTACAAGGGCACGCGTCACATCGCCGACACGGTGGCGGACATCACCAACCGCTTCGTGATCGACGACCTGATCAAGATCAACTTCAGTCGCGTCAAGGCGCCCAAGCTGATGGTGCGACGGATCGGAGAGTGGGAGGATGCTCGTACCCAGTCCTTCACGCTTCGCAACTACGTTGGTGCTGGTCTCATTCTCCCCGACGAAGTCCTCGAGGCCCACCTTCGCGAAGAGAACGACCTCCCGGAGATCGACTTCGAGACGCGGCGTGAGGTTCCCTCGCCGCAGGATCCCATGGAGGAAGAGGACCCGAATGCTCCAGGTACTGAGGCCAACACTCCTGCGCCTCCGAAGCCGGCTCGTACCGGGCCTCCGCGTCAGGGTGCTCCTAGCCCTGGTGCTCCTCGGCCTAATGGTGGCGTTGACAGAAGCGGCGGGAAATAGCATCCGTTGAGTGTGCTAGCTCGTACACTATATAATCAGATCAGCCGAGTCAGGGCAGGGAGGTGAAATGGCACGCTTCGGGTACTACGCAGATCTTCGGGGGATGCAGTTCTCCGACGGTAACAAGTCGTGGGTCACTGCGATGAGGGTGGGCAACTACAAGCACCCGTCGTATGGGCAGATCAGCTTCACGCCGGACCGGCTCAAGCGTTTCGCCGACAGCGTCAAGAACAAGGTTCGTGGCATAGCCTTGGACATCGACTACGACCACAAGCTCGACCCCACCAAGGGGCACGAGGCAGCGGGATGGGTCGAGGATGCCAAGGTCGAGGGGGATACCCTTCAGCTTCTGGTCGACTGGACGTCTGACGCCGTTCAGAGGATCAGGAACAAGGCGTACCGTTACTTCAGTCCGGAGTTCCAGGACGAGTGGACGGACTCGAACGGCGTCGTCCACCGGGACGTGCTCTTCGGTGGCGGCCTCACGAACAGGCCCTTCCTGAAGGACCTGCTTCCGGTCAACCTGAGCGAGCTCACGTTCGCCGAACAGAAGGAAAGGAAGGGTATGGATATCAAGGAACTCCGGAAGCTCTACAATCTCCCGGAAGACGGTTCCCAGGACGACTCGATCATCGAGCGCGCCGCGGCGGACCGCAAGGCGGCCTCCACGAAGACCGGCCAGGCCCCGGACCGTACGGCCACCAACCACGCGCCCGACACCGCGGCGACCACGAACCCGCAGGGCACCGTCAACGGTCAGCCGTTCGACGCGACCTCGGCGACGGCGGTCGACAAGGACGGCAACATGGTCACCCCGGACAGCTTCGAGCTGTCGGAGCTGGCCAAGAAGAACCCGGCCCTGGCGATCCTGCTCGCGGAGCGCGAGGACACGCGCAAGCGTCTCGCCGAGCTCGAGCAGTCCAACAAGCTGAACGAGATCAAGGTCAAGCTGAACGAGTACCGGACCGGCGACAAGATCGTCGCGCCGGCCATCCTCGACGAGGCGACCAAGGTCCTGGCGGGTCTGCCGGCATCCATGCACGCCCCGATCCACGCGATGCTCGCCGAGGTCCAGAAGCTCGGCACGAAGGGTACCGTGCAGCTGGGCGAGGTGGGTCGTGGCGGTGCCTCCACCACCAACGTCGGCGGCAAGTCCGCGTACGACACGGCGATGGAGCGCGCGACGTCGCTGACCAAGCAGCTGTCCGAGCAGGGCGACAAGAACGCCACCGTGGCCGACAGCCTGATGCGCGTCTTCGACGAAGACCCGCAGCTGTTCGCGGCCTACCAGACCGAGTCCTACCAGTTCCAGGCCTGAGGGGAGGTAACGTAACATGAGTGGTCCCAACTACATTCTCGACAAGGGCTACAACCTCTCCAACTCGGGTGCTCTCCAGGACATCTACCGTTGGATGAAGTTCGCCGCCGATGAGAACAAGGTCACCCAGGTGACCGCCGTCACCGACAAGCCGATCGGCGTCTGCCAGCAGCGCGTCGACGCGGCGGACTCGGCGACCGGCAACGTCCAGGTCGACGTGCGCATCATGGGCATCTCCAAGGTCGAGTCGGCCGCGGCGGTCGCCCTGATGGACTTCGTCGCACCGTCGGCCAACGGTCGGGCGCAGACCGCGGTCGCCACACAGTTCGCCCAGGGCATCGCCCTCCAGGCGGCGACGGCGGCGGGTCAGTGGATCGACGTCCTGCTCCTGCCGTACTGCCGCAGCACCGCCATGGGCACGGCGTAACTACTATCTGAGGAAGGAGGCACCAAGTGGTTTACAACCCCAATGGTGGCGGCAACGTCCACATCGACAAGATCCTGACTCAGATCAGCATCGGCTGGCCGCAGCAGGGATTCGTCGGTGAGGCCCTGTTCCCGGCCGTACCGGTGAACAAGCAGTCGGACATCTACTACGTCTACGGCCGCGAGGGCTGGCTGCCCGAGCGCGGTGACGAACGTGCGCCGGGTACCGAGGCGAACGAGATCCCGGGCATGCAGGTCTCGACGCAGCCGTACTACGCCAAGGAGCACGCGCTCCAGATCCCGGTGACCGACGAGGAGCGGGAGAACGCGGACAGCCCGCTCTCGCCCGACCGCGACGCCACCGAGCTGGTGACCAGTAAGATCCTCCTGGGTCGCGAGCTGGCCATCCGCACGCTCGCCACCACGGCGGCGAACTATGCGACCGGTAACAGCGCCACGCTGTCCGGTACGCAGCAGTGGGACAACGCGGCGTCGACCCCGATCGCGAACTTCAAGGCCGGCATCATGGCCGTGTACGCGAAGCTGTTCCTGCGGGTCAACACCGTCGTGTGCCCCTTCCAGGTCATGACCGTCCTGGAGGACCACGCGACGATCCTCGACCGCATCAAGTACTCGGAGCGGGCCATCTTCTCGCCCGAGCTGCTCGCGGCGCTGGTCGGCATCGACAACTGGGTCGTCCCGGGCGTCGGCTACAACACCGCCGTCAACTACGGCGCGGCCGAGACCCTCGGCTACGTCTGGAGCGACGACGTGATCATGGCCTGGGTGCCCCCGCGTCCCGGTCTGAAGACGCCGGCCTACGGCTACGAGTTCGTCTGGCGCTACCCGGGTGCGGGTGTCCAGGCGGTCGACCGCTGGCGCGAGGAGAAGCGGAAGAGCGACCTCGTCCGCGTCTCGCGTCGGTACGACCTCAAGCACACCGCACTCGACGGTTCCGGCAAGGTGGTCGCGGGCTACCTGTACAAGGACGTCCTGTCCACCTAAGGAGACCAGCATGGCGGCAACATGGTACGCCGTGACGGACATCCGTCACGGGGAAGAGAAGGACGGCAAGAACGTGCTCACCACGTTCGCGCCGGGTCAGAAGGTGACCGGCCTCGACGTCGACACCATGAAGACGCTGTTCGGCAACGGTGCCATCAGCAAGACCCGGCCGGACTGGATCCCGGACGAGGACGAGGACGACGAGGAGCCGAACGAGGGGAACGTCGACGAGACGCCCGCGGCTCCGAAGAAGTCCGCGCCCACGAAGGCCACACCCACGAAGGCAACGCCGGCGACGCCTTCGAACTCGTAGTTGCGGGACTACGAGCCGTGAGGGGGTCCCTGATGCGGCAGGGGCCCCCTTATTGGAAAGGAGCAGGAGATGGCTGATCTGATCACCAACCTGGAAGCCCAGGCGTGGGGTGAGCGGACGAAGCTGCTTCCTGCTCTGACGACGATCGACTCGACTCTTTTGGGTCAGATTCAGTCAGAGGTACTCGGGCGTCTTGCCGCAGCTGTCGAGACCTCGACCTGGGTCAGCTCGGCCACAACGCCACAGCTGGCGAAGACGATCATCGCCAAGTTCTACGTCGCAGCGATCATCGACCGGCAGTACTCCGAAGACGAAGGTCTGAGCCCCTACGCACGTATGCTACGTCAGACGGCTCAGGTCCTCCTCGACGACACCGTCAGCGGTGAGATTGACATCCCAGGAGCAACGTCAACGGGTGACGGACTTCCGTCCTCGTGGCCCGACGACACCACACTCGGTCCCGACGGATGTCCCGGTCCCTATTTCCGTATGGATTCAGTTTACTGAGGAGGAGACATGGCTGGGCAAATGTCTCGTGCTCAGATTGCTGAAGCCGTAGGCAAGATTCGCTTCGACCGTCACCTCGAACGGTTCGAGTTCAAGCCCTCTCTCGGCATCGTGGCCTCGCAGCTCGAGAAGCTCGCCGAAGAGCTGAACGACATGCACGAGCCACTGAAGCGGGCCGTCGAGGATGTCATGCAGTTCTCTATCCTGGAGAACTTCATGTCAGGCGGACGCGGTACGTGGGAACCACTGACTCGCTACACCATCAAGAGGCGTGGCGGTAGCGAAGACCCAATCCTGGTCTGGACGGGTAATCTGGCCGAGGGTGGCTCATCGCCTAACATCTGGTCCATCGGCGCCAAGACCGCAGTGATCCGTGACCTGCCACAGTCGATCTGGTACGGTAAGGTCCACCAGGCAGGCATCCAAGGGTCTGGCGGGGGTGGTGACGACGGTGACTGGATGGACAAGTATCGTCGCGAGGCCAAGAAGCTGAACCCTGGCGGGACTAAGGAACAGAACGAGAAGCTCGCGGGCAAGCTGAGCGATCCTATCTTCCGACAGAAGAACGGGCTGAAGCCTTCCCACAGCACTAGTGACCATGACACTGCTACGGTACCTGCACGTCCGTGGGCCGTGTTCCAGGATGAGGACATCGACGCTATCGAGAACATCTTCGCCGAGTGGATCGAGTCTAAGGTCAACGAGACGGTGATCCGATGACACACGCCAAGATGCCGTCAGAGGTAGCCAATCGCATCTACGATATCCTCGTCGCCAACAAGGTGGCACTCTATGGTGCGGACGCGATGCTCTTCTACGGTGACCAGGACAGAATTCCTGTTAGCCCAACGATCTGTGTCGAGGCTGGCACTGTCGAGCGTCCTATTGCGGGCGCGATGGGGCCTCAGGGCCGCGTCGAGAACGCCTTCACGACGTACATCCTCATCTACTACGCTCGCGTTCAGGACGTCGAAACCACCAAGCGGGAGATGGAAGCGATCGCGGAGGCTACGGCAACGTATCTGGACAATAATCCACGGCTCACCTTAACAGGTGACGACAAGCTGATCCATGGCTACTGCCGGACGATCGATCACGGGTACGCCCGTAAGAACGGTACGCTCATGTTCGGTAGCCGGCTGACTCACACCGGCAAGACGAAGATGCAGTTGGGGGTGTAACATGCAGTACTACAAGGTCACTGCTCCGAACGTCAAGGATGTACCGGAGCTCGTGGTTCCTTTCCTGGGCATCTTCAAGCCGGGAGAGACGCGTCACTTCAACGAGACCGAGATCACGTCATGGGAGGCCATGAACGGCGTCCCGCGTGCGAGCGGTCTGCAGGAGGGCTGGAAGCTCGAGAAGAGCTCCAAGACGGCTGCCGAGCAGGACGCTGAGGACCGTCAGGCGGCGGCGCAGGAGACCCAGGAGAAGAACGTGGCCGCTCTGCAGGAGCTGGCCGACAAGCCGGGAGAGGAGGGTGACAAGTAATGGCAATCGGTGTCGGCGCGAGTGGCGTACTGGGCGTGGCCCTCGAGGCAGTCTCGGGGACCTACCTGGCG